TTAGGATCTTTTTCTGCAAAATATAAATCTATAGATGATAAGAAGCCTGTTGGTGATCCACCAAACATACCATCGTTTAGCATAAAAGTTTGACATAATGGATCGTCGTCGTCACAATCATTGAAATCTAACCCCATTAAAGGAGGTTCTGAAAAACTTCGGAACCCCATATCAAATCTAGGAATACCAATATCAATACATAGATCTCCATCAATTATTGGTCGTGCTGGTACAAATGTATTGGCAGCTGCATTTACAATGGCTGTATTAGGTAAAACTATTATATCACCATTAAAGTCAAATATGCCAATATCAGGTACAGTATTAGCAACTGTATTAGTTTGTGGTGGTGGCGGTAGCGTAGTTACTACTTGCGATGTAGTTGGATCCTTTCTTATTCTCAACACATCACCAGATTGGCTTGAACTTAGTATTGGTGATCTTGTTGTCTGATGTATTTCTGATGTATTAACAGAGAAGTTGTAACAATTAAATCTAGCAGTTGCAGCAGAAACAGAATCTTTAATTTGAGCTAAGTTATCTACATCTGTAATTACAAATTTTCTTTCGCCTGCAAAGAATGTATTAGAAGGGATACTTAGTACACCTGCAATTGATCCCATAGAGTTAGCAGTTAATGCTGATCCTGAACTTTTTTCTCTAATTATTCTTTCTTTTGCATTGGAAGTAGAAAGTGTAGACAATGCTTTTTCGCTGGTAGAGTAATTACGTAATTCACTTGGCGTTACGTGCTCGTTTACATTTACTTCATCAAAGAATATATAATGTCTAAGACCTGGTCTTAATCCTGTCGCGACAAATCTAATTAACGTTCCAGGAATATAAGGTTGGAATGCTAAGCTGGTCATAAATTCACCAACTTTCTTTTTAGTTGTTGCTGTTGAACCAGATACCGTACTTGTTGTTCTTCTAACATTTTGAGTTACTATTGTTTCAAAAGTATCTGTTCTTGTTGTATCTGTTTCTGTGGTAGAAGTTAATCTGGTATCAGCTTCCTCACTAATAACTTCATCAGAAGTAAATTGAGATGGCATTGCTTTATTCAATGAATCTAATAACGCTAATGTTCCAGACGCTACGTCTACATCTATTTGCATTGCTTGTTCTGGTACTATTGTCTCATCTACTCTTGATATGTAATCTGGGAATAATTTTACAGCTCCATTATACTTCCAATATTGCGAAGTACATCTTCTTGTTCCACTAGCTTTATTTTGTTGTATTAATAAATTTTGTTCATATCTTGGTGTTATATGATCACCGTGTTGAGTAATATTAGCACCACTTTCGTATTTTAATTCTACGTGATACTTTTCAAACTTTGATGTTAGAAGTTTTCTTGCTTCGTCAATACCTGCTTTGTGTTCATTATTAAGAATATTACCATTAGTTAGAGATGCAAAGTTATCAACAATAAATCCATTCTTAAATCTATTAAGTGCTGCGTTTGTTTTACCTGGCAATACTGAGTCTTTAGTATTAGTTTCTAATAAATTTAGTGATGAATAATATTCGAGATTATTAACTCTATCGTCAATTTTTCTAATATCACCCATTGTATATCTTTTTAACTGAGTAGCTCTTATCTTAACTGCTAAATCTGGTCTCTTGTAAAACTTGCCACCTTGTGTACTTAAAGTTGGGAACACTGGAATATCCATTGTCCCTAGCTGCATTGCTTGAGGTGGGATATCTGGAAGTTGAGGATTAACACTAGGCTGTCCTTGAACTACTCTTATACCACCGCTTTCTATTACTAGTCTGTCTTTTCTAGGTAGATAATATGTTACATTTGATGACCATGTTTTATTTGGTGTTGATAACAAACTTGCGTTAGAAAATGTTTCTGTTGCTGCTGGGTTTAATGTATGGTTAGTACCACCAGCTGCAAATGTTGCACCTACATTAGCTGTTGTAGCTACTTGAGGTCTAAAGTCAATTGAATCTCTTAATGAAATTTCTGTTCCATCTTGTGGTGATGCAAATACGGGAATCTCTTGAATAGTAATATCTTCACCAGATATCATAGTATTATATGATTGGTAACTAAAGAATCCTGATCCACTTTCTGTAAAGTGCTTAAATTTAACTGCTAAGTTCATACCAGCAGATAATGAATATCCAGAATCTGGTTTTATTTTTAATGTAGATAAACCATAGAAACCATCTTTCTGTCCAGTAACAATTTCAAAGTTCTCAGTGACATTAGTACCATAACCTGTAGCTGTATTGTATACTGTTGAGTTTGCAACAGTGTTAGATCCTGAATTAGATACACAAACTTCTACTAAACTTAATGCATCTGGAACACCTAATGTCCAAGGTCCAGTATATAACCCTGCATTGTTTACTGTTAGTATAGACATCTCTGTAGTGCTTAAAGATTTTGTTTTACCTGCTTCTGCTGTATCTACTACATTATGTGTTACAGAACAATTCATCTGAGCCGTTAATGCTCTGTCTATGTTAATAGTTAATCTCTGACCACTATTACTAACTGTGCCTTTTGCATCCGATCTATTATGTAACGATAAAGGATAATGCTTAGGGAAGAATCTAGTAACTGTTCCATTTGAATTATGATCTACACCTACGTTTTGATTAACTGTAAATGATGTGGCACTGTTGATGCCTGTAATTTGTCTAATTTTAGTATCAATCTTAACATGATCTCCGACTCTTAGATTAGTCGTAGAGCAACTTGTAACTACTGGAGTACTTGTTCCGTTGACATCAGCATTAGTAGATTCTGCAGCTGACCCTGTTCCATCTTCTTGAGGAATAAGTATTAATTCTTTTTCTTGTGTCTCATTTAGATCGCCCGTACTACCATAACCAAATGTCTGGTTAGCATCACTAAGATCAACAAATCCTGTTCCACCAGTACTAAAACTTAATGTTTGCTTTCTTCTAAATGTATAATTACCATTTGCATTAACGGCAGATACACCTTTTTGTCCTATTGGAAATACTAATTTATTAAATGATGCGTCTTTAATTTCTGCTAGGCTGTTACCATCTAAAACTATATCTGCTACACCTGATACTGCAATATTTGTTTGATAACCAGCTACTGTATATTCACTACCACCTTTATAATGCCAAATTGATTTAGCATGTTTATTGAATGAAAAACCTGTTGACATTTTAATGTCATAAAGATATAATTTATATTTGTTATTGGATCCACCTGGAAGATCACCTTGTTGTTCTAGGGATCTGACTCTTGCTGTACCAACAACACTACTTGTTACGCCATCATAAGTCACGGCTGTATTACTTGCTGCTGATAATGAACTATTGGCTCCATTTGTCGTGCCACTAATAGCATCAAAAGCCTTGTCCATTATTAAGACTAGGTCATTGTTTACTTCACCAAATTCTCCAACTAACTCATCAACTTCAATATATGAACCGTAGTTAATTGATACTGATTGTGATGTTGCTGTTTGTGTTGTTCTTGCTCTAGGTAGCTTCATTCTAGTAGCTCCAGACAATTCAAATCTTTTTCCTTGAACGTAACCTGTACCAGCTCCAACCATTACAGTTATATTATTAGCATCACCTACTCTTTCTTCTGTGGTTAAACCAAACGGCTCTACAACATAGTCCCCACTTTCTTCATAGGTTCTTCTGGCCATTTGATCGCCAAGACTATTTAATTGAGCGCCTTGTGATTTACCAATAACAGTACCAAAATTAAATTCTACTAATTTTAAAAAGTTGTTTGATGATGTTGCATTAGATACAGTATTGACAACTAATGTTGGTTCTAGTTTTAATCTATCAGCACCAGGAGCATTTTCATTATTAAATCCTGCTGCATTGTCTAATAGAGAAGTATCAACGCTGTTATTAACGGTGCTTTCTAATGTCTCTGCACCTACAGCCAATTCATGAGGCTTATTAGTGTACTTAGATACTATAATTGATTGTTCTGCAAATCTTTGGAATATTCCTTTTTGGAATATTACTCCATCACCGACAGACATCTGGTATGACTTACCGGTTATATTAAATTGTGTGTTTCCACCTGCATCAAAGAAACTCGAGTTGGCTGCAGTTATTCTCATTGTCTCTTGAAGATTAACTCTTAATGTTGCTCCATTAGCACTAGCATTAGCTGATGTAATAGTAGCTGTAGGATAATCGTCAGCAGTAAATCCTGTACCATTTGCAGTCACGTTAATTGATGTAACTGCTCCAATGTTGTTTGTTATAACATTAGCTGTAGCATTTCCACCATTGCTGGATGTAATTGTAACTGTATCTGAGTTTGAATATCCATTGGTTCCATTGTTAGTAACTTGTATATTAGCAAGTCCCGTGGCTGCTGGATATACTTCTATTATCTCACCATTAGAATATTTTGTTACTGCATTATCTGAACTAATGTAATTAAAAAATAATGTATTTAGATCTGGGTTCTGTGTTTCTAATCCACTTGCTCTATCAACAACACGAGAGACTAAGTTAGCAGTTTGACCTCTTAAGTAATCTCCTTCAGAAATTAATGCAACATTTACATCTGTTCCTGCAATAGTTTTATCTAATATTTTTAAATAGTCAATAGAAGAATTGAAATTAAATGTACATCCTTTTACTATTGATCCTTCTTTAAATACATGTTGGCCAAATCTTTCAACTTGGTTTTGTAGAATAGTCTGCAGCTGAGTTAATTCCCTAGCTTGTAGAGCTACTGCTGGTTTAAATAATACCTTATGATAATTCTTCGTTTCGTCGAAGTCATCATAATAAGGACTTACATTTAGATCTGTTTCTATTCCCATTTCTTAATCTCTAAAATTTAATCATTACTTTTACTCTCTCAGTTTGACTATCACTTCTTGTGATAGGAGAGATGTTTTCTACGTACATAACTTCACCTGAGTTAGGTACAATGTCTGGTCCCGCTGTGTCTGTGAAGTATCCTACACCACCACTAGTTTGGCCTCTTACATAATAGTATGTGCCAGAAACAGTATCAGATGCTAAGAAGTTTCCTTTCTTATTAGTAATACTCATGACCGATCCACTAGAAGTATTTATAAAGTGTATAGCACCATTGGCGTCAGTAGAGTCCTGTTTAATTGTCTCATCCGTGGAAAAAGCTACTTGTGATGCATTTGCAAAGCCAGTTAGCCTTAATCTTTGGTCAAATGTTGTAAAGTTTGAGTTTGTTTTATCAGAAGTCTTTATAGCTGTTACATTAGCGGTAACCGTATTAGCTAACACATTTGCATTATTAACTATCCTCATTCCAGCTGCACCTCCGGATGATACAAATTGACCATACACGTTTGTTAGGTTAATTGTACCAGCTGCTCTCGCTGCTATCACTCCAGTTGCACTACCATGAGTATCATTAGATCCCTGAGTAACGACACTACCTGCTGTAAAAGAAGTACCGGATCCAGTAGTACCATCAGTGTTAAGTGTAGTGTCTGCAATTGTTAATACAACATTACTATACAGAGGATCTTTTAATATGCCTACTGTTCTAAAATCATTCTGTGCCGGTATTGTTCCGTTTTCACTGTTTGCAAAGTCTACCGATACCCCAACTGTATCTGCATAAAGCTCATTAATAACATCTGAACCATGGCCACCTTTAGGACCTATAATTGGTACGACGTTTGCGTTATTAGCTTGAGCTGTTGTTCCATTTTCTACTATACCAGTGTTTCCCAATACCTGAGCACTTGCGAATGTATATCCTGACCCTCTATTGGTCATTTGAATTGTATCTACTGAAAAGTTTGCTGTATTAATTAATGCTCTACCTTCTGCACCAGAACCATCACCTGCTATAACTACTCTAGGTGTTATTTCAAATAATGATGTTGTGTCTATGCTTGTTGCAAATGCATTGGTTATTAATACTCTTCTAGCTGAACCTGTAACAATATACTCACTAATAGTTTTAGCTTGTCCTGCTCCTGCTCCACTAGAGATATAAAAAGTACTTCCCTTATAAAAATCTGTGTTCGATGATAGCGTTGATGTGTCTGATGCAACGCTTGATATTAAAGCTGTAGCTCCTGATGTTTGACCTTTAACTACTACATTTCCAGTCTGACCAAAGAAGTTTCCTGCAATGTCTACAACTTTAATTACAGTACTATTAGCTGAAACAATAATACCATTTGCAACGTTGTTAGCTGTGTTAGCTGTTATGTTGCTTGTCTTATCAAATAAGTCTACTCGTTCTACAGCAAATGTTCCACTTGTGTTTGCATCTGTTTGATCTATAGTGACGTTAGCACTTACTAATGATTCTAATTCTATAATTAAATTATTTCCGCCTACTGCAGCATCTTTAACTACTCCGTTTGCAACAGAGTTATATCTTGAGCCACCGCTATTAACATTGACTACATCAATAGCTCCTGCTACAGCATTACTGGTAACCGCTGTATCAATCACTAAAGGTATTTTATCAGTTGTACTAAACTTAGTATGTTCTGCAGCAGTTAGCTCATACATATACTTCCACTGATATTTGTCAGCAGTAGTAATATAGATATCATCATTAGCGGCAGTTTCTGTTTTAGTTGGTGAATCAGTTGATGCAGAATCTTTATTATTATAAAGGCATTTGAATACACTAAAGTTTCCATTTGCTTCTTCTACTGATGCAAAGAAAGGAGAAGTTTGTAATGATCCATTGTTATTGTCATACTGTGTATATACGGTTCCGGTTGTCCAAGCATTTTTGTTTACCATATGCTTAATATCACTATCAGTAATATGCTTACCATAAATCATATTTCTATATTGTTCGTAGAAAGAGCTTTCGTCTGAGTTATTAGCAGTTGGTGGATTATTGTCGTCTGGGAATCCAGTATGCTTTCCAACATACATATAGTAAATTGAATTTGCTGCTTCAGTAATAGACTCTACAAATTGTTTTGCATTGTGTGTATTAAGATTTGATTTTACTAACTTACCCATTTACTATACCGCTCCTATTGAGCTATTACTTACCGTTACAGCATTGTTTACTGAACTTTCTTTTACTACTCTACCAAATAATCTTGTTCCCGCTATGTGTGCGGTCTTAAGTAGTATATCTCTATATTTATTTAAAGACAACCCTGTTTCAATAACATATGAGTGAGATTGATAAAAATCGTTGTCGTGTATGTATTTAGTATTCAATTGAGACTCCTGTGATGCCCAAAAGCCAGGACCCACACCAGTAGTCGATACATTAGCTAAACCACTGACAACAATATTAGAATTTCCTGATGATCTTAATGTTAAATTTGAATTGTGTTGATAACCAAATCCACTATCTGTAATCTCCAAAGCAGTTACAATACCATTAGCAGCTTTTGCATCTGCATTAACTATTGCATTGTCTCCAATTGGTTTTGTATTAGCATCTTGATATAAACTATCTACCGTTCCACCTGCACCAGATGTTGCTCCAGTAAGAGAGCCTGTATCATTAAATCCTACACTAAATGATAATCTTCTTAATCCAACATCGCCTGTACCATCTTGATTATTATTAAATTTATATACTTGTCCTTTAGCAACTGCTGATGATGATGTCACACCAGTAGAAGATATTGTACTAAATACGTTTGTTTCGTTGTTTGCTGTATTTGGAGATGCAATTGATACAGCATTAATAGTTGAATTAGATGTAAATGGTTGATTGTTTGTTAGTATTGTAACCAGACCATTTGCAAAAGTAGTTTTAATATTACCATTTATAATATTAATTTTGGTACTGTCAGATGAGAAAATAGTTCCAATTGCACTAACTGTACTATTTTTTGATTGAACAACAGATGCTCCAAGTGGGAAGTTTGTTGTTCCGCCTGTTGTCGTATTACTTGATGTTGATGTGTTTTGTACCGTTACTGCATTAAGTGTTAATGTCTGGCCAGCATTAGTAACTGTTTGGTTTACTACTTCACCAATAGTGAAGTCTTTTATCAAACCACCACTACCAGAGTTCATTCCTGTTAAATTAACTACTATATCTCTTCTATCGAATTTGGCAATACCACCTGTGTATACAGATAAGAATGGATCAAAGTTATAATTATTACCAGGGTTAATGTCAGCTATGGATGTAATAGTTCCCACATTACCTGAGAATCTTGTAAGGACATTATCTAATATTGTATCTATATCTCCATTTGGATCTTTTGGAAATCCATATCCAAAATCTATGTTAGCGGTTAATACACCACTTGATCCACCTGAAGTGGCTACTGTTCCTATAACATTTTGATTGAAGAAACCAGCCCCAGCTGTTATTACTTGTGTACTTATTATAGCACCACTACCATTAGTTGTTACATTTGCTGTAGCATTAGTCGTTGGCGGTCCGTCTCCTGGTCCACCTGTAGCAAATGTTATTACCTCTCCATTTGCATAACCTGATCCTGCAGTTCTAATTGTTACCGTATCTAAAAATCCTGTTCCACTATTAGCACCAGTTGCTGTTGCATCTTGGCCGCCTATAACACAATCAAGATAAGATACATTTGATACATTGTTCTCACCTATAAAGTCTGTGTATATTGTTATTGTTTCTTGGTTTTCTAATCCACCAATTTTAAATCCTGCACCTGATCCTGTTCCAACGGTTATTACATTAGCGTATGTGTTTGAATCTCTTCCTACTATAAATGCAGCTGCGTTTGCATAAAATTTTACAGCAGCACTATTTCCATTTGCCCATTTAGTGTTTTTAAAACCAATATTAGTTGTGTTGGATCCAATTACTTGTCCGGACACAGATACGTTTGCATACGTATCAACTACTGCTCTTGATGCTAAATTAGCTTGCATGAATATATCAGATGCGCCTGTATCTGCTGGAGCGCCATTTAATATGGCTATTGAATTTGTTCTTTTACCTTTAATTTTTTTAGTAGTATTAAACTGTCCAGCTATTTCATGTATGTTTAATGTGTATTGTTTGGCGTTAGTATTTGTAAATGAACCTAGAATAGCATTGGCACCTGTATTTGTTACTGAGACGGAAGTTACGTTTGCTGTGTTGGCTATCCCAGAAGTTACATCTTGAACATTGTCATTAGATGTCCAAGTACCAAAAGATCCATTAATAGTCATTACTGATGAGTTAACTGTTACTACAACACCATTAGCTGCACTGTCATCACCTTTTACTACATCTCCTGCTGAGAAAGAACCTGCTGTTCCACTAATACCTAAGGAAACTAAATTCTCTTCCTCTATCTCCTCACCTGCTTGAAAGATGTGAGTATTAACAGAAAGATTGGCTGCAAGTGCTAATTGATTTCCAAAAGAGCCACTAAATGGTGCAATTGTCAGTGTACCATTTGCTCCATCAATTGCTGTATCTATTATGTAGCCATTTGCTACAACTGTATTAATATGGGTTACGTTAGCATCTTTTGATCCAACAATGTAAGGTTGCCCACCATCAGCAATCATAGTATTAATGTCTGATACCATTTGTGCGCCACTCAAGAAAGTAATTTTCTCTACTTTTTGGTCTACAGTCTCAAATCTGGTATACTGTGCATTATCTATTTTAGATGTATTGGAATATGTTTGTGCTGCGTTTATTACATTATTTACAGATATGTTTTGATCATTAACATCTATAGAAGTAAATGATGTGTTAGTTGTAAAACCAAATCCGCCATTTGCTAATTGAAAGTCTACTAATCCAGTAGCCGCATCAATTGCTGTTACTCTGGCTTTACCTGATTTACCTACGTCTGCAATGACATCAAAAGAATCACCAACATTAAAGTCTTGGCCTCCCAATGTAACATTAATGGATGATAATGAACCAGTAACAACTGGCATGTTGTCTTGTATTCCATCAGACGATGATGCAATGATTTCTCCACGTAAAAAATTTCCTTTTAAGTTTGATAGTTGTATGACACTGGTTGTTACTCCATTTGCCATCTTGGTAGATATACTTTCTACAAAAGCCTTTGCACCAGAAGTTGCACCTATTATTTCTTTACCTTGTAATCCAATTAAATTATCTTCATCGGGTGCATATACTTCAACGTATCTTGGCAATCTAAAGTCAGAAGTCGAAGGTTTAAGTACATCGTCTCCTGGATTCTCAACTAATGCTTCTTCATCAAATATTATTCTAAACAATAATTGGATTGATCTTTCACTACCTTTAGCTCTATAGAAGTCCATTATATTTTTAATGGTTAATCTATCATCAGCCTTAATTAATCCAGGTAGTTGGTTTAAATATAGTTTTTTAAATTGATCTAAAAACTCAGCTGTTGTATTATCAATGTCTTGATATTCTATTAAGTTTCTTGAGTAGTCTAATGATTGACCAGATTGTTCTAGGAATTCATAATATGCTTCAACAAAAAGTCGAAACATATTTCCATCTTCTGCATAGAATGCCGGAAACTGATCCTTTACGAATAAAGAGATTTTATCATTAATCTCTGCAGGCATTATACCCTCTCTTGTTCTATAGTAATGCTCGGTGTCTGATTATATGATAAGATAATATTCTTATTTGATTTTAGTGTCTTCGCTGTTGGGTTAGCTGACACTCTTATAGAGTCTCCAGTAAATGTTGATACATTTAGATTAGATATTGTAACCTTTCCTGTTATGTAATCAACTGTTCCGATATTTGAATTCACTATTGTTAACACTGCATTTTGTTGTTGTACTACTTGCATGACTCCAGAGCCATTGTCTCTTAAAGAACAACCAGTAAGACCATTAAATGTAAAAGTTGTTGATGTAATAGGTGACGATCCGTCTACGAATTCATTCGAACTGTCCGCGATCTCCCTGTAAATCTCATTTCCAAACTCTAAAGTATGGCTTCCTGCCTGGTTTAAAGTTGGTATAATAGTTTTTTGAAGTAATATAGAAGTCTCATTATTAAGTATTGATGCATCAGCAGCATCAATAGCAGCTGATAACTTAGATACTCTCAGCTTAGCATTAAAGTCGTTTATCTTAGATGCTGCATGATCGTTGATAGCTGTCGACACTAATGTTTCTATTTCTGTATCACTCTTAGTTGTTACATTGGGATTATACAACACTTTAGTTGAAACGTCAACAAATAAAAATACTGGATCTACAACTTCTGGTGATATTCCTAATGGGGATCTTAACCTAGTAAAGTCTTCTATTAATTTCTTTTTACTGTTTGGAATTCCAGTTGCATTTTTTAAGTCTACTGAAATAATTACTTTACCAAATTGAGGTGGATCAGCTTCTTCACCACCAAATACACTAATAGCTTCTATATCATTAAATTGTTGCTTTAGTATAGTTTCATAATCGTTTGTTGTTACTGTTCTATCTTGTATTGATAATGCTTTTGGTGCATTGAATTTAATTGATGTGTTGCTCTCTTCAAAGCCTCCACCCGATGCTGAAGATACAGTTGTCACTACTACATTTGTATATCCTTGAATATCTGATGCTGATGTAAACACTGATGCTTCATTTGCTGCGTTTGCACTTACCTTTCTATATGTGGCTTCAATAACATTACCGTTTAATACAGGAGCTCCTAGTATTCCATCTCCAAATTGCAATTCATATTTCTTTCCTTCAGCTGGAACAATATAATACACATTGGAAGTTCCAGAAAGTCCTACTGCTGATAAACTACTAGTCCATATAGAGTTAGTAGTGTCTGTTGTTGATTCATTAATTTTAACTGATAAACTATCTGTGTCTATTTCTGGATTACTTAAAACATATCTTTGATCTGTGTTTGCTGTATTAACTGTAAATAGTTCTGTTACTATTTCACCCTCTTTAAGAGTTACGCCACTAGCAATATATTTTCCATTTGCATCGGCTGTAATTGTTAGTCCTGCATCTGTTGTAAAGTTAAATGAGTTGCTTTCTACTGATGTAGTAAATGAAGTATACTTTGGCATTGTAATAGCTGCTGGAGTATTGGCTGGATATATTTCAACATCAACAACTGATGTTGCCGCTGTCTGAGATTTAGGTAAGTAGTTTAATGTTTTTGCATGAGATACAATACTGTCTCTTAACTGTGAGCTGTCTAAAAATGATTCTGAAGCTACTTGGTTTAGATAAAAATTTTGTATGAAAGTATTATATGATAACACGTCCAATAGAACATTCATATTTGAACCTTCAAAATTATAATCTTTAAATAATCCTTGCGAAGACAAATAGCTTTTTAAATTTTGCTTAATGTCTGCGAAGTTTGTGTTTGCTACTGATAATGCACTGTTAGCCATTTTATCTTACTCTCTCTAATACTAATTGAAGATTTTCTTCTCTATCACTATTTATCAGACTAAAAACAATCGCTATATTTAAAGTGTTGTTATCCGGATCTGGTGATGCTACTATGTTAATTAAATTACATCTTGGCTCATATGTTTCTATTGTCTCTACTATCTGTGCTTTTGCCTTTGTTACTGTTTGTGGAGAGAAGTTTTCAAATAAACTTTTTCTAATATCACAACCTATTCCTGGTTGAAAAGGTCTTTCCATCTTATCAGTGAGCACTAAACTCTTAATAGATTGCTTTACAGCATCTACATCACTTTTAAGCGAAAGGTCTTTTTTAACAGGATGCACTGCTAATGAAGTATTGAAGTCTGTAAAAATAGCCATAAGTATATTTATTCTCCCTCGAGTATAGTTATTCTATCAAATGTCTTTAATTCTACTATTAATGCTTTATGTCTATTGGTAGATTTTTTTGGTGTCGTTTCTATAAAGAAGTATTTGAATTCACTATACTTATAGTTTCCAGGGTCATCTGTTGTTGTTTGACTAAGTTCTAATTCACCAACTTTAAATGTTGATGTCTTATCATCCGTTTCTAAATTTTGATATTTCTTTTGAATTTGTATTTTATATAAGTTTAAAAATTCTCTATAGCAGTTTAAAAAATGTTCTGTGTCAGGGTCTCTTCCAGCAGATGTTGTGTATCCTATTGGAAGACCACTCGCGGTCGATCTTGTTTTAATATAATCTGAACGTATCTTTCTTGCGGTCTTCTCATGATTAGCTAGCTTTGCTGTGTCTATAGCAAATTCTTTTTTAAGTTCTTCTGCTAATTTATTATTAATAGGAGTACCAAAATCAAACTTCTCTGCATCTACTTTAGATTCCGGATCTATTAATTTTAAAACATTATCTGCACTTACGTCTTTAGTGTCAGGTTTAATATCAGCTTTCTTCTCTGCTACGTCTTGATCAGCAGCTGCATCTTCTGTAGCTGCTTTTGATTCTTTTCCCTTTTCAGTAACATTGCCATTTGCATCAATTTCTAGTTTAGGAATTCCTATACATACCTTACCTTGAGCATCGGTAGCACTTAATGATCCAAATATTTTATCAACTGCACCGCCTACTAATGATCCGACACCTGATAGGTCTACAGGAACATTAAGAAGATCAGCTGCTTTAAACTTGCTTGACATATCAGTTAGTTCTTTTGAATCTAATCCAAAGTCATCAAGCATTGCACTAACATCTACATGAGGTCCAAACTTTTCTTCTATCTCTGCAAGTTGTTGAGCCATAGTAGCTGGATTAGGATTGTCAACTAAGTTCTGCATCATGCTCTGTAAGCTAGCAGCCGGTACTGGAATATCTGGTGCCATACTTTCTAAGTCGGCTTTTATACCACTTGTTTGTGATGTTATATCAGCTGCTAATGAAGATATACCTGAAGTAATATCGCCTACAATTTCATCTGCTTTTGCTTTTGCACCGTCTATCGTACTGTTCAATGCAGCAGCTGCTTCTGATATTCCGCATTCTTTACTCATCGTTATGTCCCACTGTTTGGTGAATCTGAAGCATTCTTACTACCTGAATTTGCACCATTACCAGTATCCATTGATGTTGTTTGATGTGTATGAGTATGTAGTGTTACTTCATTAGAAGTTATATTTCCAGCCGGTCCATCTATAGACATTGTAGGAGCATCTATTGTCATGGCGTTTGCATCTATGTCCATATTAGCTACTGCTTTAAATATAATGTCTTTTTGAGCCGCTATGTTTAAGTTTCCACCTGCTGCTATGTTTAAATTGTTTGCACCAAGCAATGTGTAGTTGTCAGATAGTATGTGTGTAGCTGTAGATAGATTAGTTCTCTTTTCTTCTCCAGCAGTAGTTTTTGTAAATGTACCTTTGATACTTTCTGTGGCTGCACCAACAATAGCTGATATAAAGTTACCACTTGTTCTTTTATTCTCGTCTCCATTGACTTGAGTAGACTTATCTGATAGTATTTCTTTTAGCTCATTACCTTGTACTTTCTTAACGTAATCTTTTCTAACTGTTACAAAATGATTTCCGTCTACTTCTGTATACTTATCACCATGAACAAGCTCTTTCATATCGCCATCTACTGTAACCGTATAATCGCCGGATACATAAAGATGTTTATTCTTTAAATCAATTTCATAGTTATCGCCAATAATTTTTTCTATTTTGTCACCATCTGCTTGAATTTCTTGGAATGTTCCTGACTTATGATACATATGCAATCTTTCTGCACCTGGCGTATCATCTACTTCTAATGCATGGCCGCTTTCTGTATACCAGACGTGACAGTAAGGATATGTAGAATAATTTTTATCTGAATTAAACCAATCAGTTAATTCTATGTCACCAGTTCTTGGATGTGGCTCTACCCAAGTCTTTCTTCTATTGTATATTGAGAACACGCCTCTTGATATTACTGATCCCATTGCTGGAGCTTTAGCTGTGTCTACTTTACCTAGCTTATCTTTTCCTTCTCTCTTACTGACCATGACAGTATGCTGCTCTGCATGCTTTCTGCCTCTTGCTAATCTTGATATAGATGTCTCGCCAAGCGAATGTATTTCTGGATCATCCTTAGGATATACTCCTCTTGGATCATTGAACCCTTCTGTAGGATCAGAACTACTCACTGGCATACCATGCATAGCACCTAATATTAATGGATTTTGATATTCACCTTGATCTAAAAATAAACCAAATACCCAAGTACCCTCGACAATACCTGTTCCTGATTGACCTATGCCACTTGTAGCTGGGTTGCTGCCAGGTTGTAATACAAGAGCCCATGGCAAGTCTTTAGTTTTAATAAGACTCTTATCTTCTGTATGAATAGAATATACTCTTACTCTAACTCTACCAAGTTGTAATGGATCATTTCTATCTTCCACCACACCAATGAAGTGTCTTAAATTTACAAAACTATCTGATCCACTCTGCATTATCTTTTACCTACCACATATCTTGATATATCATCTACATTAGCTCTATAGCTTTCTTTATTACAAGCCACTGTACAATTGTATTTGTCTTTAATTATTTGGTGGTTAACTTCAGTTATTAAATATTTACCACTTATTTTCTTTTCTTGATCTGGATTTTCTTTGTTTGCTGATGACTCTATCATGTCTAAATCCATTACCATTCCTACATTTAGATCGGAATTACCGGGCACAACAGCATTCATTTGTATCTGTCCTAAGCTATCTGCATAGAATTTTCTTCTAGTTAAAGCCGGACCAAAGTTATTTTCTCTATGCCTTACGCCATCAACATACTTGTTAATCCATGTAGTACTGTTAATTACATTAAGTGAATCGTTGATTATATCTGTCTTATCTAATGTAATGGCCGGCTTGTCTAAATGATAGAAGTCATTGAAGTTCTCTTTTACAGTTAATATTGTTCTATCAATTCTTTGATTAATGACATCAATTTCTGCTACCTGTGATGCATATGCTCCACTCTTAATTTTATCTATTAAGTTTCTTCCCCTTGGAAAATTAATCTCGCTTATTGTGCGCTGAGCTTGTAACGTCTTCATGTCGTCCAATTGCACACCAGGGTTATACGAATATTCTATTGCTCTGTTTCGTCCTTCAGCTATCAATTGCTCCATGTTTACAAAGTTAAAGCCTCTTGTGTCTTCATAAAAAAGAAATATAGATGAAGAGAATCTAGCATTGTATGATCTTCTTTGTATCATTTCAATAGACTCAAATGGTGTCATTCCTGGTATAATAGTAGTAACTCTTCCAGTTGTACGATGTATGTCTATTTGTTTTTTGCTACCTATGAAGTCGTATATTATTTCAACAAATTTACTAAGCGTACCAGTAAATGCTTTATTAATGTCCATTGTAGATTGTTTTACAAATTCTTCTGATATACCAAACAGTTGATATGCTTTTCCTTTTGAACCAGATGCATCATCATTAGTTGTTTCTACTCTATAGACTTTATAAGAGTTTACTATTTCTTTATTCTTCTCGCTATGGAATCCTATTTTTAATTCTTCGGATCCATCTAAATCTAATTCTGCTAGCTTCTCTGTTGCATCAAGTACTACTACCTTACATGTCAATGCTTTTTCAAATACGCTTTCTGTTATTACTATAGAATGATATGATCCCTGTAAATCTAATCTGCCTGCAGGATGATTGATTTCTAAAAAATCTATTACGACGTTACTTGGATTGTACAGAGATTGATCATTACCATCTATAGGTTCTGTTATGCCTCTGTCTGTTGTTGTTCCTATATCTGTTTTTTGTGATGCTGGAACATTTATGAATCTGTCCATAATATTATCCAATCATAATTTCGCGTAACATAGCTTTTGCTTTGTTAGCTAATCTACTATCTATCAATTTTATTTGTCTTTTACTCTCGTTTAAATCGTTTTCAAAATCATAAGCATATACTGCTGTATATTGACCTGCTACAATATTACTATATGTGCCATTGAGATCGTATGTTTCTTTTGTAATTATTGTACCCTTTGTGTTATGCTTGTAATGTTTAATTAATGCTTGTGCAGCTGCTATAGAACCATACTTTGAAATTAAGAAATTTCCAAATTGAGTTTGTGGAAGTGGCCAGTCATAATATGGATCTACAATGTTATTTGCTAAAAATATTAACCATACTAATTGAGAATCCTCATAATAAAGATGAGCTATTTGATCTGGTCTCATACCATCTTCAACTACGTAATCATAAAATGCATTTGGATTACCTAATAGTGATTCTTTAATTTTAGGACGCGACATCAGATTACGTGCAATCTTAGTTCCATATTCTACTTGTGGAAAGTCAGAAAAGTATCCTTTACTAAATCTCATTATAATTCTCCACTACCTGTTGCATCTGGCTCGTCTTCAAAATCCTCTGAGGTCCAAACTGTTGTCTCTGTAAATCCTAATTGTAGTTCTGTAAATACTGGTTGACCTGTTCCTGCAAAGAAAGCTGGTTGTCCCTCTGGCGTATAGTTTACTTGCATTGAAGTAATAGCTGCTCTCTTGAATCTATGCATACTATCGCCTTGTCCAAGATAGTACAAGTCTACTTCATGCGGATACTTCATTATAAAGTTATTTGTTCCTTGCCCCATAAAAGAAGGATGTGATCTTTGTTTTATTAACTTAATTATTTTTTTAAGGTTATTTGATTCGTCTAATGTTTGAGGATATAGTTTCCATGTAAAATCAAACACTTTTAATTTAACTGCCGAGAATAATAATGCTGTATGAGGATTACTAATTGTTCCCGTAGACAATGCTAAAGCTGGTTCTACTTGAGATGCAAAAGGATTTAAGTCCCTTGCAATGGCCATAACGCCCGTTCCTACATCAGCTGCTAGACCATCAATGTTTATTGACCCCGCTCGTTGTGCTTCTTTTTCTTTTCCTGCTGCGCTACCTGCTTTCTTAAAGCTATCAATAATATCATCGGCTGCACTTGCACCAGCTGCTCCCATAGTTTTTAGATCAGCACTGTTGTATTCCATTCCATACTTGTCTACTATTGTCATTGGTAATGGTAATACTACAGATTCTTTTACTTGTGAGGCCTCCATGTTATAATTGTACTCATGGAATATCATACAGAATTGATGTACACCTAAATCGTTTGGAAACGAGAACGAGCCTCCTGCATCTAATTTAGATTTAATCTTAGCTGATGGTGCATTCCCACCTGCTAAACCTTTTTTTTGTCTTCCTATGTACATTTAATAAATACCTATATGGCTTACTCTGGTAAATTCGTTCCCAAGAACCCCAACAAATATAGAGGGGACTCCACTAATATTATTTATAGAAGTTTGTGGGAGTTCAAGCTAATGAAGTATTTAGATGACCACAAACAGATAGAAAAGTGGTCTTCTGAGGAATTTTGCATACCATATCGCAGTCCAATTGATAGAAAGATGCATAGATACTTCCCAGATTTTTGGGTTCAAAAAGAAAACGGAGAGCAAATGGTAATAGAAGTTAAACCTAAACAGCATTTACTTCCACCTAAAAAGCCTAAAAGACAGACAGTAAAATACCTAAGAGAGATGAAAACGTTTGCAGTTAATCAAAGAAAGTTTGAAGTTGCAGCTGAATATTGTAAGAATAAAGGTATGAAATGGATGATAATGACTCAAGATGAGTTAGGAATAAAATAATGCCAGCATATTTTTTTGATAAGTTAGTAAGCCTTGTTGGAGATGAATTCGATATGGAATTCAAATCCATGAAAGATTTATATACAAAAGAGAACGGTGATCCAGTTACTAGATTAAGAGAGCTAGCAGAGTTGGAACGTGAGGCTAATCCTTCTACTATATTATCAGGCGCAAACAGAACAAAAAGAATTCTACCAGGTAGAATGTATATGATGAAGTATATGCCTAAGATGGCAAACAAACTTCCTTATTATGATATGTTCCCAGTTGGTATTATAATGAATGTAAAACCAGAGAAGGGATATTTTACAATGCTAAACTTTCATTATCTACCTTACATTGAAAGAGCAACTCTTATGAATGAGTTATATAAGTTTTCAATCTTTCCGGAAGTTAAAGCTAAGGAAATTGGATCATCTATTAGGGCTAGAGTTAATACTCAGAGAGTTGATTATAAGTTCATGAAGAAAAGAATGGACATGAGAGGTTTCTTGCCTTGTTGGAAAAGATATGACTATAAAAGAATAGTCGGACAAATGTTATATGTTCCGCCTATAGGATGGGATACTATTATGATGCTTCCTGTGCATAGATTTAGGAAGAGTGGCATAAATAGAGTATGGATGGATTCTCAAATGGAAAAGAGAGCAAGAAAGAAAATAGACAGGACCAAGGCTAAAACGTAATGGCAAAAGCACTAGACATAGCAAAAGATTTATTTAATCTAACTAAGGGTAATGCCCTTAAGAAAGAAAAGAAAGGATCTGGAACAGTAGGACAAGACAGTCCTGCCGGATCGTTTAATATAGGTTCTTTCCTGGGTGCAATGGAACAGAACAATGGCATGGCACGTGCCAATAGATATCTTGTTGAGATAGATGTACCTAGCGGAGCTTGGGCCAGTGCACAAACAGCACAGTCGTTACAGTTCTTTTGTGATAATATTAACATACCAGGTGTTAATGTTGTACCAGTAGATCATAGAAGAAATACAATTGGACCTTTTGATAGAAGGGCAGTCAGTGCTATTCCGTCAGAGATATCAGCAAGTTTTATGTTAGATGCTAGAGGAAGGAATTTAGACTTCTTTCAAAAATGGGCATCTAATATTGTACACTTAGGAGCCCCTGAGTCTGCAATAGACAACACGGTAAACGAAAGTGGTGCTGCATTTGGTGAAATTTCATATAGAGATTCATACATCACTACCGCAAGAATTAAGACATTTGATATGGCTGCAAACCATATAAATACTTTAACAGCATATGAAGTCTGGCCTTCACAAATAGGTGATGTGACATTAGGCTGGGCTCAAAATGATGAAGTTGCAAGATTGACTGTTAACTTGCAATTGAGAACTTGGGTATCTGAAAACCATCAGCTACCAGAAGGAACCAACGGCGAATCGTTCTTAGCTAATAGAGCGTTATCTCCAATGGAGCAATTGTTAAGAATAGGACAGACTGGAACAGCTTTGAAAGCAAGTTGGAAGAAACCTAATAATGTTGGCGATGTGATAAATGTTTTATCTAACGCACAAAGTTTCTTAGGATCTTTCGGTGGTAATAGATAATATAATAATGGAGAAATATAATGGCGCTACCAAAAATAACTCAACCAGAGTTTGAAATTACACTACCCGTAATAAAGAAAAAAGTAAAATTTAGACCTTTTCTTGTAAAAGAAGAGAAACTACTGCTCGTCGGTAAAGAAGGCGGAGCAGGCGATCAGCTTAATTCAATTAAGCAAGTTTTGACTAATGTTGTCCTTAGTCCTAAAAACTTTGATCCTAGTGATCTGACAGTAACAGATATAGAATATTTGTTTATGCACTTAAGAGGCAAGTCTGTTAACAATATTGTAAAGTTAAAGTATAAAGATAAAGAAGATGAACAACTCTATGATTTTGAGTTAGACATCAATGAGATTGAACCAACAATAGATCCAAATAGAAGCTATGAGCTTTCTATTGGTGATCTTACAATGCTTCTTAAAGATCCTACAATGGGAACATTAGAGAAGTCTGGTATGAATTTAGATTCTACTGTTGAAGCTAATGATGAGAGCCAAGCAGAAACAGTATTTGGACTTCTTGCTCATTGTCTAGTTAAGGTATGGGATGCAAATGAAGTCTATGATGACTTTACAATTGAGGAGGCTAAAGAGTTCATAAGAGGTATGGATATTAAGTCTTTCGAACAAGTACAGAATTTCTTTAATACCGCACCAAAATTAGAACACACTTTAGAGTATAAAAACAGTTTAGGAAATGATAGAAGTATAGTACTAAGAGGCATATCAGATTTTTTTTGATAATGCTGAGCCATAATACCTTGGCAAATTACTACGAATTAATCTTTGCACTGGTTCAGCATCATAAATATAGTATAACGGAAGTTGAAAATCTCATTCCTTATGAGCGTGAATTATATGTTGCTATGTTATCCGAGCATTTAAAGCAGGAAAAGGAAAGGAATGAACAGAGGAAAAACGGGATGAAACCCACTCCTCGTAGGACCAACTTTAAACAATTTAGTAAAAGATAAACTATAAGGGTAACAAAATGGCAGATGAAAAATTTAGTGGTGACATGAGTCGTAATGAGGTCGAGATTGATCTTAATAAATTCATGGAGCTTGTAACAGAAAACTCTAATCTAAAAGCAGAGATTGTAGACTTAAAGGCTAATAAAGAACCTGATAATCCATGGCAAAGATGGATATTCCTTTCTAACATGGTTGATTCCTGGAGAATATTCCCAAGAGCATTTTTAAGTGTTTACATATTCTTATTGTACTACTGTACTATGTGGTTCATGGAATTGCCAGATCCTACCATGGAACAATCGGGACTTATCAGTATCGTAGTTGGTGCTGGTGCAGCTTGGTTTGGTCTATATGCTGGAACAGCTAAAGACAAAATCAACGGAAGCGGAAAGTAATAAATGGCACTGCCTGCAGCCCCAAACACAGATCCGAATAAGGGAAGACCAAGTAGTGCTTCTCCTGAATCTGAGGCTATGGCTAAAGGCATAAAAGATGTAGAAGATACAATGGTCGAGCAACTCCAAAAGATAATGGAGTTTACAGAGATCATGAAAAACTACATTCCTAAGTTAGGTTTTATTGATGCTCATACAAGAGCAATAAAACTTAAAGCTGATCAAATACACAAACAAAACGACCAATTTCAAAAAGAGTTTCATGATGAAATGGATGCAATCCTTGCAGCTATGGAGTCAGAAGAAAACGCAGAACAAGTTGAAGAGCTTGAGCAAGTCCCTGATGCCGAGCAGCAGGGAGAAGAAGTTAAAGATGAAATGGCAGAAGTCGTCAACGAAGAGGCAGAAGATACAAGAGATGCTGATGATGCAACAAAAGAAATATTAACTGAAATCTATTACGCAGTAACTGATATTTACAAAAAAATGCTTGATGGAGATGAAGATAAGCGAACTAAGAAAGGTGATGATGGCAAGAAGACTAAGAAAGGTGATGATGAAAAAGGTGAGGAAGTCAAAAAAGAAAAAGGCGCCATAGGTAAGACATTTAAAGTAATAACAGACTTCTTAAAAGGACTGGCAAAGGGCTTCTTAATAGCTGGATTATTAGTTGGTACTTTATTAACTGCTAATGAGGGCATGTTCTCTGCTATAAAGAATTTGTTCAATAAAGTGTTTGAGGTATTCAAACAAATAGTCGGTATAGTAGTTGAAAAGGTATTACCAGTATTTGCCGAAGTACTGACGATAGTTGTTGATGCAATCTCTGCATTCCTACCTCCAATAATGGATGTCCTTGCAATAATTATAGATGTTATAATGGAAGTTGTTCAAGCGCTAATGCCTGTTCTTGAAATTGTTATAAATGCAATTAGTGCAGTCCTTAGTATAATAGCAGCTGTATTCCAAGGGCTAGTAGATTCTGGAATTATTGATGCTTTGGTTGATGTAGTATATGGATTTATTAATATCTTTATAGGAGTCTGGAATGGAATTATTGAAGGGGTGGCAATGTTGGCCAGCCTATTTGGTAAAGGTGATGAAGTAAGAGCTCTTAAAGTGGATTATGCAGAAAGGGATCAATCAGACGAGAAGGCTGCATTTGTTGATTTTAGTATGTCCGATGAACAAATTGATAAACAGATAGATGCTCAGCTCGAACTAGGAAACCTTAATAAAACAGAAGCCGCAGAAATGAAGGCTAACAAAGACAAGTTTAAAGAAAAGCAAGAAGATGATGAATTAGAAGCTGCTAAAAAAATATATGAAATGGCTGAAAAGCAAAACATAGAAGCAGGCAGTTCAGAAGTTACAGTACAAGATCAAGATGGTACTCCAATGGTTCTAATGAGTAATTTCAAGTCTATTGATGGGTGGAGACATGATGACGAATATCTAGTAGATAAAGTTCCTAATGACAATGGATCTTTCAACATGTATGATCCAGAAACAATGCAGCTAGTGGGTAGATCACACTCTAAGAAAGGTGGTGCTACACCTCATATTATAGCTACCCTTGCTGGAGCTCAGAAAGCTAAAGATGAAATGGCAGCTTCAGAAGCTGCAGAAACAAGTATGCAAGATTTCTTTGGTGAGACTGCTGGTATTAAAGGAAATGATCTTAGCGACCAAACAGGTGACGCTACCGATGAACAAAGAGCTGCTGATGCAGCTGCATCTAAAGGTGGCGATCAGAATGTCAATACAGCAATGTCAGTTAATAACAATCAAAACTCTAGTGTCAAATCAACTAACATAACGCATGAGGGTGGTTCGCCCACTACCTCACGCGGTTTCTATGTTGGTGCTCAGTAATTAGTCTTCGGCTAATTTCTTAAAGAAATCTAAAGACTCATCATCAGATTCTGATGACATAACTTCTGGTGCAACAGGTGCTGCTGGAGCTGATGGTATTTCAGCTGCTGGCTCAGAACCAAAACTAGATTCTGCTGTTGTAGATGGAGCTGCTCCATCAAGACCTAACACTCTATTGAGCTTCGATTGAAGTTCCTCATAAGTTTTAAAGTTAGTAGGATTAACAAACTCTTGTAGAGAATGTTGTGATTTCCATACTTGCTCTAATTGCTCGTCATCGTCAGATAAAGGAGCTGAAACATCTAGCTCAGATTTGTCATAGTTTCTAAATCCTTCTACGTTTCTAATCTTTAGTTTAAAGTCAGCACCTTCCCATAAATCAAATGGGTTGATTGGCGACTCATCTTCAAACTGCGGGTTCATAGATTCGTTTAGTTTGTCAAAGATTTTTTTACCAAACTTGTAAAGGAATACTTTTCCTTCATTTTCTGGATTAGATGGATCTTTAACAACATAGATATTAGAAATGAAAGACAAACGTCTTTTCTGTTTTCTAGCTTTATCTTTATTGGTTTCAATACCAGAGTTCCATAACATTGAGTTATACTCAGATACTGGATCTTTTTGGCCAAGAGTGGTCAGAGAGTTCTCAATATACCAACCACCAGTTCCTTGGAAGCCATGATCCCATATTCTTACGAACGGGACATCCTCTCCTTCAGACTCAGGTAGGAATCTAATCACAGCATAACCATTACCTGCTTTGTCGACTTCTGGTTTCCAGAAACGCTCATCAGGTCCAGGTCCGCTAGACTTAGATTGTAGTTTATTAAGGGATGCTGTCAGCTTATCAAAACCTTCAGCTCTATTGCGCTTGAGTGCGCCGAATGAATCAGTCATATTTACTCCTATATACGTTGTATGCGATTTATTGCGTTTTATTAAAATTAGAGAGTATTATCTCCCTATACTTATTTATATCAACATTAAGAAAAGGTTCGTACTTTATGGCTTTTAATTTAATGTCAGGCCACATAATATCATCACTTAATTCTTTATCCCAATATGCGAACATTTTACAACATCTATTAATTAAAGTCAACGTTTCAATACAAATATCTCCACGCATATATAATCTCAATAGATATGGATGCTCGTTCTTAGGCACAATGATATTGTCATTAAAGTCATCTTTCATTTTAGCTATATCGCCTTTAAAAATATAAGTTAGAGATTGATGTCTCTTTTTATATTCCATGTAGATGTCTTCAGCACTATCTTCTCTTATACTGCCAATATAAAAATCTTTACTACCTATAAAGTTAGCTACAAGAAACTCCACTGGGTCTTTCTTCTTGCTTAATTTATAGAAAAAGTATTTGTCTTTTCTTGTTTCAAATGTCTGACGCCAGGCTTTGACTTTACCATTGTATTTAAAATAGTCGTAGTTCTTGTCACTAAAGTGAGACTTCAGTGCTAAGTATTTTACATATGCGTCATATGGGTCCACTTGTTTAAGCCTGCCTTGCAGCAAAGTTCTTTACTCCATTTAATTCGCGACACTTAATACACTTGCCGCATTCACCAATTACTTTTGTATTATCTTTATTATACACTGGTTCGCCACAAGTGACAACAGCTTTTTGCATTTCTCTTGGTAACGTGTTCCATAAATGTAGTTTAGTTCTATGACCTATAGGTGATTTAAACTCTGTATGTATTCCGTAGTCTTTAAGATTGCTGATGTATCCATCAAATAATTTTTTATGCCTATCATCATAGTTGGTTGCGTCTAGTCCAAATGGCATTGCAGGTATTCGTTCTAATACCCCATCGTCGTTATAATCATATAAATTATCACTATGGCCATCATTAAACTTTAGCAATCCTCCATAGCACATTCCAAAATGTATTTCTTTAATCCATGGATTTGCAAAATTAATCATATATGCTATTGCAGGCCATTTAGATAATATTGGTATTGTATTAGATATGCCTCTTGTTCTAGGTTTATCTTTATTGTATTTTTTTGTTCTTTCTCTGTCTACAAAGCCATTGAGATTGTGTTCTGGCTCTAATTTCCAATTAATTACCTTAACATTATAATAGTCTTCTATTTTTTTTATTGCTGATCTATGCCATGCATTGGTTTTTTTGTTGGATGAAAACTCGTATCTAAAGATGTATGGCTTTCTTCCATTCTTTAAAAGCCAATGTAATAATGCAACACAATCCATACCGCCAGACATGGCTAGTATGCAATCTACATCTTTTAAATCGTACGGTTTATTCTTCATCTAAAGGTAATCTACTTTGTTTTTGAACGAGGTTTAATCCTTCTGCGTTCTCATACAAGATTGCCTTTAGCTTTTGATTTCTCTGTATTAGAGACGCCAGTGTTTCTGGTTCTACTTCTTCGTTTCTTTCTAAAAAGTCTTGTACTGCATCAAGGTGAGTTATCTTACCTTTTGCATCTACTACAGCTTCTTCAATAGCACGAGCAAATTCAGCTGATGATAATACTTTCAGCTCTACTTGTTTCTTGCTCACACAAACTCCCATGGAGTGTTCCATAATCTTTTCCTATATTTTTTATAAGGATCTAGATTCTTAACCCTTACAAAGTTTATTATTGGAGATGCTTGTTTCTGCTTTCTTGACTCCTGTCTAATATAAAATGGATCCCTCTTTGGAACCTTAACAATCATTCTATGGTTATCAGAATCAGATAGCAAATCATAATCCCATTCTTTAACACCTGGTCTTCCAATACCAGTAAAGAATTCTGCATCACCATGCCTTACACCCTGAAACTCTAAATCATATCCACCTGTGGACCAAAAACATTCTTTGCTCATTATCCATGTATTAGGATGTGTCACATATTTAATTATTCCTTTGGGATCCAACAATTCATATGAAGACATTTCTTCCGGCATCTCCATATCTGCTTTAGGAGCATACCACATGCTATCTTTTAATTCTTTAAAGAATCTTAAATACTTGTACATTCCAATGGACTCAAAGCAATCAACGTCCATTAATAACATCCAGTCAGTCTTACATTGCTTAACGCCTATGTTTCTACAAGCATGAGAATTGAATCCCATATCTTTCATTACATCAATACCCGTAAGATCAAATCTATCTCTGTGTACTTTAATTACTTCTCTAAAATAGTCTCTGCCTTTTTCATGACCATCATTTATTACTATTAGTCTAGGAGTTAAATGAGGATACTGCTGTGCCATAGAATTATAGAATTGCATTTGATTGAACAAATGATTCTCTTGGCCATACCAAGTCATTATAACAGTTATATCATTTAAAGTTTTAGACTTCATCTTTTTCCCATTCTCTTTGCATAATTAAATTATGTTCTGCTTCTTTCCATAGATCACCATAGAACGTATCTTGGTAATCAGGGAACCACGGACCACCATCTGTATAGTGTATTGCTTTTGGATTCTCTAAATGATAATACTCATCTAAACAATTCCACTCTAATGGTATTGATCCAATCTCTCCATCCTTTAACCATCTAAGTTGATGGAAGTCCAATCCTGGTCTATGGTTATTACAATACTCTGGTGTTAGTATTGCATTACTTGGATGCTCATTATTAAATGCCATAAAGCTAGCCCAGTTCTTTCTGAATGCTCTGTGTTGTGGAATGCCATCCATCTTTATTTGACTGTTAGGAATATATCCTGGATGTTTACAAACATAAGCAGCTTTGTCGTTATCAAAAGTATCTATTAGCATAGCAGGATCTGCTAAGAAAAGAAAGTCACAGTCAACAAAGAATGACCATCCTTTGAATCCAGATAGATATGGTACAAAGAATCTTGTAAACGTAAAGTCAGTGGATTGGACTTCACCCCAATCCCTACTATATTCTTCTATATCTTCACTAAAAAGTTTATGTACTGATAGTGTAGTATATTTTAAACTACTCTTACAGACATCATAAGCTCTACGTTCTCTGCTGTCGTAGCCTATGAAAATTCGGTTCAGTGAGCCAGTATTTGTACTCATGTATCCATTCCTCTCTCTTTTGTATACTTTGCTGAAAATATTCTTCAGTAAGTTCTGGGTTATAATCACTCCAGTATTCAAATATTATTGCCCATGGGAATGCTTTTTTAGTTAAGTTGCCTTTTGAAAATATAATCATTGGCATGCCTAATAATCTAGCAATCCACATATGGGCTCCATGATACCCTATAACACCCCTACTTTGCAACATTAAATCAACAACTTTTTTCATTGGTGTTGCATAATGTACGTGTCTAGGATCCCATCCACGTTTCTTAATTAGGTCTCCTACTCTTGGCCAAGCCATTCCAGAAGGTGTGTTTGCGAGCGGGTCCTTCCATGCTTTGCCAGCGTCGTAGTCAGCTAATTGTTGTTTGTGTTTAATGCTAGTAACCATAGTAATTTTATTGTATGTACTAAAAGCATTGTCCCCATCATTCATCCCATATTGAGAGAATCTCATGTTATGAAGCTCCATATCCTGTGCATCATAATTATCATGATTGTATCCTAGAGGACTATCATATACGTGTTCTATTCCTACATCCCAGAAAGGAGGTTTCTTTATTATGTTATTTGTTATAGATATCCATTGTTGGATAGTTTCTGTATCTGATTCTTTGTATAATTTAGGTTCAGGATCTGGCCAATGGAATTTCAGAACTACATCTGAACTGTTCTTTTCTGCCATATTATATGCATACGAAATTGGTGATATGATATCACCGTAACCTATTTTACCTTTCCAATTGATTATTAAAGGATCAAAGTTATCTCTTATACTATGTTCTTTATAGTCTTGGAGAGGATGATCTAATCTAAATGGTGTGTCCGGATTATTTGGCATTCACTGTCCTGTTAATATTAAAGGTGATAATGTGGCCCCTCGTTTTGTACCCTCGCCCATTTATCCGACAATCCCCCGCTCTTGATTGTCTTTCCGCGGGTAGAGCTACCAGATGCTCTACCGAATATGAGTTTATTATACAGTGCTATTGACTGGAAGTCAACGGCCAACTGAAACTCATTGTCATTCTTTCGCCAAATATAATAGGGGTATGATATACCCCGCTACGTATATATATTGCATCACCCGGCGACAAAACAAAAGAAGAATTTTCTTTTTCGCCATATGGGCTTTCTACAGTATACGCAACTGTGTTCCAACACTGCAATATAATAACATCCATACCATCTTTATGTCTTCCAAAACTAAATCCGTCTGGTATCCAATTGGCATAAATGTGTTGTTGAGAGAACTTAAACCTTTTTTTCATATACCTGGCAACCTTTTCAGATTCAGGCTCGAACTCTCCCTTAAATTGTAACCATCTATTGTTATAGTTTATTTCTTTTAGAGGTTGTAGATACTTTTTCTTGTCGGCATGTTGATATGCTTTTACTACATCTAATGCAGTTAAATTAACATCGACCAGGTTACGCATGATCTTAAATCCTGCTGTGTAACCCTCATACAAATCATCATAAATGTCTGTACCTTTTAGTACTTCAAATTGCGTGGCCATACCAACTTATCAACACTAAACGGTTGCCCCTTTCAACTTGTCCTACTCCATGTATTAAATGTTTATCGTATACCAACGATTGTCCTACATGCATATCAATTACTTTTGGAATGCATCTTTCGTTAAGAGGTGCATCACCCTTTCTATATTTATTCTGAGGTCTACCTCTTTTTTCGTATGGCAACATGGCTAATGCTTGGCCACCTTTTAAGTCATCTGATGCATCTAAGAATGTGACGATAGTTAATCCAACTTCATCATCGTTATCGCTATGAAATTTAGTAAACGATTCTTCTGTATAGTCTAGGAAGTAATGTCTAAATGTTTTTTCATGGTTAGATGCATATTGATCTATTGCTCCAAAGCATTCCATTTCAACTTGCGACTTTTCAGGATGCCTTTTATCTACATCAAATAAATTGTAGTCTTGATGTGCTAGCTCTGATGGCAATGAATTGTACACATCTATTAATTGTTTTCTGTGAGTATCGCTTATAATGTTTTCAATTTTGTAATACATAAAAAAAGGTCCCTATAATATATATTTAACGCCAAAAGGGCCCTGTAGGGCCCTTTCTTTGTAGCTACTTAATTAAGCAGCTTCTGCAAAAGCAAGAGCAGACTCTAACGCCTTAACCTTCTTGACTTTATTGACACCGTACCAAGCAGAGTTGATTCTGGAATCATTTTCTCTACCAAGCTCGTGGTCAGTCAAATATGTTACAGCGTTGAATGCTTGCCAGAATGAACCTTCTGCGTATTGCGCGCCAGGTTGAGTTCCAACAACTTCCATTGCTCTCTTTGCATTTTTAGATCCATACTTAAGGAAGTCCTCAGTATTAGCTGGATCGAATCCAATGCCTTTCACTTTAGGGTTCTGATTAGCGAACACTGTAGTGAAATAAGTTCTAAGAGACTCAGGAGTATAACGCTTAGAAGATAAGAACTGAGCCATATCTTTATAAGTTTCCATTTTGCCTTTAGCAACTCCAAGTAGCTCTTTAGCTTCTTGAACATCAAACGCTTTCTTATGGTTAAGAGAAACTTGATAGTCTCCTTTCTGAGCAAGAGAAAGAGTAAGCGTATTGTTACATACAACTCTTATAGGAGTAAACCTAATATCTACTGCTCTACCATACATATGTGGATTAGTTAGAAGCAAATAAGAATCTACTTTATCTCCACCGTTAATTGTAAAGTCATCCTTTACTTTAGCAAGTGCCCAAACTCTTTTACCGTCCTGTAAAGAACCAGCAGTATGCATTTCCATATCACCAGCATCACAAAACTCTCTAAAGAATTCAAACGCATCTGAGTTTTGAACAGGAACCCAGTTTTCCTTTACCATGTCAAGAGGCATTCCATCAGAACTTCTCACTAACATATCGTGACCAGAATAGATTTTCTCGCCATTGAAATCTGCTAATGCAGGAATCTTTTCGACTTGCCAATCTAAACCAGCTTCTCTGATCATATCGTCTACGCCGATACCATCTGCTACTTTCGTACCAAGACCATGCCAAGGAAGTTCCCCTGCGTAAGCCATTGTTTCTACCATATGTGCCATAATTTATTTCTCCTATTAGTTTAAATTATACAGCTATTATACAAAATAGTTAATTTAAAGTCAACAGTTATTTTAAATTAATTTGAATTAATTATTTTGGCTACGTTTTGTACCCATTCATTAATACGGTCGTCTGACATTTCTGGTTGGTTTTCTTCATCTAAGCAAAGGCCCCAGAATACACCTTCAGTTACTACAGCTTGAGACTCTTTAAAGTCATGGCCATCAGTAGTAGTTAAACATTCAACTGATCCGCCAGCCTCTGTCACAGCTCTACCTAATAGGCCTACAGCATCACAATAGTAAGTTGGATATCCAACCTGATCGCCTAGCCCATATATGAATATAGTTTTGTCTGTAAAGTTGGTATCTTTAAAAGTAGGGAGATACCAATTCCAATCTTGAGACATCTCTCCATCAAACCATGTTGGCGCTCCTAGTATATAATAATCATGCGACGTCCAATCTTCTGGTTGGATGTCATGCACCATTACTATCTCTGACTCTATATTATAATGCCTTAAGAGCTCCTTCTTAATATACTTAGCATGGTACTCTGTATTACCAGTATCGGTTCCTACTACTATTTTTACCTTATTCATTATTTTTCCTTATCTATACCTGACCTACTCACAGACGAGATGATCCACTAAAAAGAATCAAAAGTCAACAGCTAATATATATATTTTAGTAAAAAGTTAAAAAAGTCGATATTGACTTTTAATCTAAATTGTAGTATAATGGACTCTATTATGATAAAAGCGAAAATGATTTGCGATTTCAATAATCCCATCTCTGTTGCGTATTCAAAGATAGCTCTCAAGACTTGGGAAGCTGTTAAGAATGTTGAGGTCGAAAGGTTTCAATGTTATACGCCCGCTACTATAAACGATGCACCTTTTAAAATCAACTGGGGCAAGTATAGTAGTGCTGGTAAGTATAAAACAAACAGACATGAGATAACTCCGACAGAGAAGGCATGCCTTACCTCAATGTTTCATTGGTGGAAGCATATAGCTGATACAGGAGAGCAAGTTATTATATTAGAACATGATGCATATGTCACTAACCCTAAAAAACTGATGGCGCTAGTTGACGAGATAGAGGGTAAAGATTTGTGGTGTGTTGGCATTGCAATGGAATGCGTATCAATGTCACCTAGCTTTGCAAGATATTGTATGAGTAAGTGGCAGACAGTTAATGAAATGATTGATGCAGGACCAATGGCAGAATTGTTTACAGCATTTACAGAATGGACTGCAATGCTTGATAGATTTGATGGCAAGAAAGAAAAAATTGAAGTAAAGAAACTTTCTAGCAAAGCCAAAAGAGCAAGATTGTTATGGCCTACTATTCATTCAAAGAATAAATTAGGAATGTCTAATAGATGGAAGGAAGCACTGGATGGTAGAAAGGGATTACAAAATGCTCCAGTCACCCAATGCTTTTATCCTAAAGTAGATTCAACAATAGAGCATAGTAAGAAACTAGGATCAATTTACGAGCCAACCACATACAGACAATTACACATACTGGAGAAACTATATGAAAGAGGAAGCTAAATTAGCAGCAGCAGAAAGATTAGCAAAGGCTAGAGAGGAGAGGTACAAAAAGAACCCTCCTAAGTATACCCAATTTGCACCATCAGTTGTAGCATTAGATGATGACCACGACTTTAGTTTAAAAAATGTACGTGAGTGGATTAAAGAAGCTAAGATGCATAGAACCTCTGAACATAGATCCCATGTTAGTGGAGATAAATCTGCACTTGCAAGAAGAGTGACATGGGAAGGTTACATATCTCAATTAGATGCCTATTTGAGAACGGGTGATTATACTAGTCCATTTGCTGGAGGTGATATGGAAAGAAAAGTAAAGAGAGCATGTATTGCAATGGCTTACTATCCTAACGGAAAGCCTAAAAGAGAATTTGGTGTATTCTATCATGACTATATGCAAGACTGGACACCAGAGTTAGAGAACGAAGAACGAGAAAGTTATGGTATGCCTAGACTTGAGTATACAGAAGACGGACATATACTCGTTTCAACATCTAGTACCAAGAAGACTACTAAGACTAAAAAGAAAAGAAAACCAATGGGACTGTTACAAAAGCAAGCATTTGTTGAGAGAATGAAGAAAGCGCGTGAAGCCAAACAAAAGTGAGCTAAATACTTCCATGGGCGAAGTAATTCAATTCCCAAAAATGGGTTCTCACAACGTACCTGTAAGTGAGGAGGAAAGACTTAATAACATTAAGCGCTATCAAGCGGAGCTTTCTTTAAACACTTCCATTGAGCTTACGTATCAATTATTCGAAGAGATCGAAGCAAGAGGAATTAAATTACGCAATAAAGAGCTAGACCAAGATTTGTTAATGGTATGTGAGGCATTAAAATCTGCATTGTTAAAAGCGTGTGGTCACGATCATCCACTTCAAAAGATAACAGAGCAGGTTGTTAATTCCGAAGAAAGCAAGATTTTTGCCAGCACATGGCAGGACTTATATAACGACCAATAGCAGTTGACTTTATAATACCATTAATGTATAATGGTAGTTTTAATATGGATAAATTATGATATTATTAGACTTAAATCAGGTGATGATATCAAACCTGATGGCTCAACTACACAGCAGTAGATCCAATACTGTTGATGAAGAGCTATTAAGACATATGGTGCTTAATGGTATTCGATCGTATAGAAACAAATTCAAAGACAAGTACGGTGAAATAGTTATCTGTTGTGATGATACTAATAACTGGCGTAAGAAAGAATATCCATACTACAAAGCTCATAGAAAACAAAACAGAGATGAGTCAGTTTTAGATTGGCCAAATATATTTGATACTTTGAATGTTGTTAGAGATGAGCTCAAAGAATTTTTTCCTTATAAGCATCTAAGAGTACATACAGCTGAGGCAGATGATATTATTGGTGTCTTGTGTCATGAGTTCGGTGTACAATTAGGAGAGGGAGAACCAATACTAGTTTTAAGTGGAGATAAAGACTTTATACAATTACAACAATTTGTAAATGTGAGTCAATATGATCCAGTTAGAAAGAGAATGATAAAGCATAAAGATCCAGCACAATATCTTTTAGAGCATATTGCTAAAGGAGATAGAGGTGATGGAATTCCGAATTGTTTATCAGCTGATGATACTTTTGTAAGTGGTGGCCGTCAAAAGCCAATGCGAGCAAAAAGATTGCAAGAAATAATGGAGGCAGTAGCAAAAGCAGACATTGCTCCGGACTATTGGCACCATGAATGGGCAGCCGGTTATATAAGAAATGAAAAATTGGTTGATTTAATTAACACACCTGATTATATTAGAGAACAAGTTTTAGAACAGTTCAATGTAGATCCAGGTGGAAGAGATGGGTTGTTTAATTACTTTGTTAAAAAGAGATTAAATAATCTTATCGAAAACATAAGTGAGTTTTAATATGGCACTACAAAATCCAAATGCAGCAAATGCAAAGAAAGATGGACTGGGTGAAATTATTCTTGAAGTTAAGAAAGAAAAGTCTGTAGCTTCTAAAATAAAAATCCTACAACAATGCGATAGTCGAGAGCTTAGAGGAATCTTTGAGTTAGCATATGACAATCGAATTAAGTGGGCACTTCCAGAAGGCAACCCTCCTTACAAACCATTGGACAAATCAATGGATGCTCAAGGAACATTACATACAGAGATGAGAAGAATGTATGTGTTCTTAGAAGGTAAGGCAAATGTCACTCAAGCTAGAAGAGAACAAATGTTCGTTCAGATACTTGAGACCATTGATCCTGATGATGCAGCTCTTTTAGTACAAGTCAAAGATGGAAAGATCAAAGGCTGTAGTAAGAAGACTGTTAAGATGGCCTTTGCAGATTTTCTAAACGAAGCAGAAAACCAAGACGTATAATGCCACTATACGATTTCATAGACACTGAAACCGGTGAGGAATTTGAGCTAATGCTTAAAATAGCCGAACGTGAGGAGTTCTTAAAGGACAATCCAAACGTAAAACAAAAGGTCAGTGCTCCTATGATCGTAGGTGGTGTAGATGGTTTACGTAAAGTCGATGATGGCTTTAATGAAGTACTACAAAAGATAGGTGAGCAGAATCCTCAATCTAATTTTGGTAGGGAAATGAATTCAGCTAAGTCTGGTAAACAAGGTCAGGTTAATAGAGCTGTTGATAAATGGAAGGCGAAAGCCGCAAAAGATAAAAAGGTGTACGACACCAAAGGAATAGAAAATTTATGAAGATGACTACAGACAACATTTTAGTTGCAGAGATGAAAGTAAAAGAAAAGAAAGAAAGACAAACCGAAGGCGGTATTATTCTTTCAGCTGACGTCGATGATACTAAACCAGGCTCAGCACCAGCAATGGTAATTGCCGTTGGTCCAGACGTAACATACATCAAACCAAATGATGTAGTTTATGTAGACTGGTCTAAAGGATTGATTATTGATGTTGATGATGATAGACAGGGCGTAATCTTGCCTTTAGAAGCTATTAAAGCAGTGAGAGACTAGAACATGATCGATCTCCAGCTCTCAGACCTTCAGAGACTGCCTAGAAGGAACGTAAACGGTAAGAGACTATATGAGACACCAGATGGTACTTTATACCCGTCAGTAACGACTATAACAGGGCAGATGACGAAGAAGGCTATTACAGAATGGCGCGCCCGGGTAGGAGAAAAAGTTGCTAATGAAATAACAACTAAAGCAGCTTCAAGAGGAACATCTATTCACAAGTTATGTGAGCATTATGTTCTTGGAACAATGGACGATGTTAAGGTGATGCCATCTAACAAAGAGATGTTTGATGCAATGTCAAAACATCTTGGTGATACATTGGGAGTAATTAAATGTGTAGAAGGATTTTTATTCTCTGACTTCTTACGATCAGCTGGACAGGTAGATTGTGTTGGTGAATATAATGGAGTAATGTCTGTTATAGATTTTAAGACATCTAAGAAAAAGAAACCTGAAGCATGGTGTCAGAATTATTTTGTTCAGGAAGCAGCTTATAGCTTTATGTTTGAACAAATGACAGGTATACAAATACCTCAGCTAGTAACTATTATTGGAGTTGATGGTGAAAGCGAACCTCAAGTATTCATCAAGAATACTAAAGAGAGAAATCAATACTTATTAAAGTTTCTTGAGCTTAGAGAGGCGTTCGACCTCATCGGCTAGCTCTTTTTTTTCGTCTACTAATATTTGAATTCTTTGATAGAGCTTATAGACTTGTTCTTGTAGTTCTTTTACCGTACCCTTATAATAAGTATCTAAATTTATTTGTTTGTTTGTCATTTACTTAGTAATGATGTTAAGAAAACTTCCCATTGCTTTGATCTCACATCCCATGAATAGAAACCATCAGCATATGCCTTTTGCATTTGCAATCTTTCTTTCATAGATGGTTCTTCAATTAATCTCATAGCATCAGCTAAAGTTAAAGCATGCCTCGAAGCGTGCTCATTCATGTCCTGTGTATAATCATACATTAGGGTCCAATTAGCAGCTGTCTCAGGTAGTGCTGCAAGACTACTATGTACACATATGCATCCAGCACTCATAGCCTCTATAAGAGCAATACAAGAAGTCTCAGGCCATATGCTTGGTAGAGCAAATATATGAGCTTTCTGTAATGCTTTGTGTATCTCTTTATTATCTACGTGTCCGTGATAAGTCATTTTAGGATGCTTTTTAATTTTATCAAACAGAGGTTGGAATTCTTTATCTCTTTCTTCCCAACCATATATCCCAAATGAACTATAAACATCTAAGTGCCAGTTAATGTCAGGTAGAGTCTGCTCAACCCATTCCATGACCGGATACTATAAATCTAATCCTCTATGAGGAGTAGTATGATAAATTAAATTAACACATTCTTTAGAATCTGGTTTTGTATGTTCCGGAATAGGCTCAATAGCGTTTTGTAATACAGTCAAAGAACCAGCTGGAACATTCAGATAGTTTTCTATTTGTTGTCTTTGCCAATGTGACACGCACACAATACCATCAAACTTATTATGGCCACCATCTTTAAGATGAGCCATTTCTGGATCACCAGCTAAGTCGTGTACCCAGTAGATTGGTTTCTTGCCTTTCTTTGTTCCTCTAAACCTTGATGGGATTATTTGAAACTTATCAAGAGTAGCATCATCTAACTTATCAAACAATGCATGTTTCATTATCTCAGTGCCACCCATTGCATTCTGATCTACTTCGTTTTGTTCAGCTTTAACTCTAGCGTCCTTTGCTGCTTTAGGATCACCGATTACGTTTAACTTCATAGTCCGTACTTAGCGTCAATTGCTCTATGAGCAATAAGTTGATCATACCCACCGATGAGTTGATCATCTTTGTATATTTGAGGCATGGTTCTTGCGTTAGGATTTTTTTCCATTAATTCCGTAAAGAATTCTGGATCCTCATTGATATTTTTTACTTGTACTTCTGCTTCGTGTTGAAGCTCGAACTTAGCCTTTTCGCAATAAGGACAATTGTTCTTTGAATATATTAACCACTTTGTCATAATAACTCCATTATATATTATTTATTTGTAAAGGTCAAGAGAAATTTACACTTGCTCCGCAACCACATGAATTAGTTTCTTTTGGGTTTATAATTTTTACAGTAGTATTCATTCCTTCTGTAACAACATCTATTGTAGATCCCTCTACCATTGGTGCTGACATTACGTCTACAACAACTCCAAACTTACCAAAGTCAATTATAATATCGTCAGCTGATACATCATTGTCCCAATCAATTTTGTATTCAAATCCTGTACATCCAGCAGGTGTTAAACCTACTCTAACATATTCACCTTCTGCTCTCAAATTTTTCATAACATGAGTGATTGCTCTATCTGTTAGATCAATCATGCTGGTGGATTGTTATGTTTTCTTTTTGCTTTCTTTTCGTCCCAATCTCTCAGAGCCTTCTTAATAGAATCTTCTGCCAAAACAGAACAGTGTAATTTGATAGGAGGTAGCTCTAATGATTCAGCTATGTCCTTATCTTTAATCTCTAATGCTTCTGTCATTGTAAGACCTTTAAGCATCTCAACAAACATAGTAGAGCTTGCTATAGCAGAACCACACCCATATGTTTTAAACTTGACATCCTCAATGATATCAGTATCTGGATTAACTTTTAAATCGAGTTTCATTACATCGCCACAAGCAGGAGCTCCAGCCATGCCGGTTGCTACATTAGGATCTTTAGGATCAAAACGACCCACACCATGTGCTGGTGGGTTGTTTAAAACCTCTTCAAATCTTTTTACTACTTTTGCTGAATATGCCATTAATTGTAATGCTCGTTATTTTCTATTATTCTAGGCATGTATACTTCTACATATGCCTGACAATTTGGACATGTTAGATTAGTAACCATGTCATATGTTTCATTATCATCTTTTTCGAGGTCGTGATCACCACCCCAAATTAATTCTGTACCGCAGTGCCAACAATTCATATAAGACCTATTGATTTGAATATTGATCTGAATATTGGAAAGTAATATCCTGTTCCTGTCCACCAAACTATAATATTATTAATAATCATAACCTTAAAAAACCCTATCCAAAAAATTGTCCAAGCAGCTTTTTTACCTTTACTTAATATAAAGTTTAATAATGGAAACTTCCAAAACCATAATCTAATTTTCATTTAGACTGATATTTCTTCTACAGCTGTATCCCATGCAACGTCTTTATATTCTGGATGTAGAACGTCATGTCTAAAATCTTCTGCGTGTGCTTCTGCAAACTTTTTATATTCAACAGGAACACCAACATCAAACATTTTTCTAACTTCTGCGATGTCTGATTCAATATAATCTAAATGTCCATGTAACATTAAACCTTTATTAGCTGCTCTTTCTCCGAGTCTTAATGCTTCTCTATAAACTTTAAAAGGTGTCCATGACTTTGTTCTATATGCTATTCTACATGTGACAACGAATCCGACGTACTTTGGTGCAAAGTGTTTGACTACCTTATGTGTTACAGCTTGTATACATGCTTCACCCATAGGTGATGTATCATATCTCATTAATACGTGAAGTAGATCATGCCATAAAAAGCCATGTCTTGATAGGTTAGCTCTCATCTCATCAGTAGACCCCATCATCCCTTCTTTTTTTTCAGTGTCTAAAAATCTTTTGTCATAAAGGTCATTCAAGTCCCAGTTTTTAAATAGGTTTCCTAAATGAGCTCCCCAAGTATTGGAAGGAAGACTTTGCAGCCAATCTCTATCGGCTAGTTTTGGAATCACATTTTGTTCAACTCTCTCTTTATCATTGAAACCGAAGCCCCAAAGGACTTGTCTTCCAGCATGGCTGGATGTGAGTTTTCTATGAAGTGTAAAGTTGGTTGGAAACATCATCTCTCTGTACAGTCCTTGTACTTCTGATAAACGAGCTTCCCCATGATCATCTTTAATTAATTCAGCCTTTTTTTCTTCGCTATCTGAATTAAACACTGACATTGTATATTTGTAAATTTTAAATGGATTCCACATCTTCCTTTCCCCTTTGGTTTATTTCTCTGATACAATAAATGTATACACACCATAAGCTAGCGCTACGTAAGCTAACCAGTCTATAAGTCCACCTAATAATATCCAACATAGGGATAACCCTATAATTACACCACCATCCCAGGTAGTTCTTTCTGCCCAACGGGCCATAATCCAATTTTTTGCTGTATCTAACATACAATCTCCGTTTTTTATTATTCCCAGGGAAATACGATCCAATCGTCTTCCCTATCTTTATTTATAGTCTCTCCACACACGTTGACCTTCATTTGAGATGAAGGCTTACTTAATAATGTAGCAAATTTAGGGTTTTTCATATCCCTTAAATAAAATTGATTGTGGACTTCACGCAATGTGCGACCAGAATCGTTTATATCATCAACTATAAGTAAATTGTTGTATTTGTAAACATCTTGCCACTTAAATTTAGACTTAGGGGCTTTACCATCTCTGAGAGAGATGTTTAGTGTATAAAGTTTACAATCGTAATAATGCGAAAGATTGACAGCAGGAATTAATCCTCCTCTTGTCAATCCTATTATTGCATCTGGTTTCCATTTGCCGAGTTGAGAGATGATTGATTGAACCATCTCATCATATTCTTCCCAGCTGACTTCTCGTCTACTTACTTCTGAAAGTACCATTCAGGATTCTGTTGCATCCATTTTAAAACTGCTTCAGGTGTTGAAGCAATATATGAATCGTCATCTGCATTATCTCTCATTTCAGGTTCTGCAAATACATTAATAACTGTTTGCGTGTCTCCATCAACGAGCATTGCATATCTCCAAGAACGCATACCAAAGTTTACGTTTCTCTTCTGACAATTCATTCCAAATTTCTGACATAAGTCTCCATTTCCATCAGGCAGTGATCTTACATTTTCAATATCATGCTTATCAAACCAAGCATTCATTACAAAGGGATCATTTACCGTAGTACAATAGATGTTATCAACTCCTAGTTCTTTAAACTTACTAAAAAGTTTTTCAAATCCTGGTAATTGCTTAGAAGAGCATGTTGGAGTAAATGCACCAGGTAGACCAAAGATAAGAACTTTTTGTCCTTGTATTTCTTTGTTAAAATCTATCTTAATCCATTCACCAGCTTTCCTGTCAGCATAGTTAAATAATGGAAATTTATCTCCTTTAGCTATCATCCGGTGCACCAGTTTCTCCAGAGCTAACTTCTCTGAGTCCTACAAGTTGAGCAACGATAGTGCCAAGCAAAGGATCTTTTTCTTTGTTTAACCAATTCTTTAAGTAGTCAGTTTCTAATTCTGAAAACTCTCCTGCTGATAAACCAGCTAGTCTCAATTGAGCATCTAACAGTCCAGCAATAGCAAAGACTTGTTTATCTATATTTGCAAATTCTTTATCTGCCATTTCTTTCTCCTATAATATAAAAGTAGCGATATTATACCACTATACTAATTTAAGGTCAACACACTTTTGAAATAATACTTTCTCTCGTGCATATGCCTCTATTTCAGAAGGCGGTTCAAAAGGATCATCTAACTTCTTCATCTCCTCGCCTTTCCAATGCATGCCATCTAATGATAGCTCTTTTCTAAGAAATTGTTTTACATGAACCATCTCATGGCATAATGTAGAAACGACTTCCTTAAAACTTTTTGTATTTGCTAGATCAATTGTAGACCACCAAACCTTACCATGTTCTTCTGTATCAACTATATCCATTACACAAAGACCATGATAACTGTTTTCTATTAGACCTTTCTTTTTAGGGTATTTTATATGAACCATCCCCTTAAATCTTCCAATATCTAGCTCATTAACGCAAACTTGGAATATACTTTCCAGAGATAGCTCTAATTTTTTACCAACAGGTCCACCCTTTGTTCCAGTAACATAACAAAACATAATTTATTTCCTTTTAATAATATGTAAGTAAATATCTTCCCAATTTCTAGCTACGAAGCAATCGTGCTCTTCATTCATATTGTAGCCATGTTCCATTACTACAGGTTCAAAGTCTACCTTAGCTCCTGCAATAGCATTTTCTACTTTATCTTCTACCCACAAACAGCCTCTGTATTTTTTACCTAACTTATATAGAGCCTCATCTTTATCTGCTCCTGTATCAAGATATACAAAATCATCAAAAACATCACCAAAGTATTTTTTGAGGTTTCTGGTTCTCAAATCCTGTGCTGCTTTGTCTTTAGATAGACTCGTACATACTACAAATCTGTATCCATAATTATTAGCTAGTAGTGATACAATTTCTTGTGCATCTCTTAAAGGTGGTAAGAAACCAATAGCGGCTGACTGGTTAAATAACCTAACCCACTTTTTACCCTCTGCTTTATCAAGACCAAATTGCTCTGCTGCATTATAAATGAACTTATGTTTTTTTACTTTTTCAAAGCCTTGATGTTCCATCCATATCTGAAACGCGTCTTCCCAATTGAGTAGTACGCCATCGACATCTGTGACTATAACTTTTTTCTTTATCATAATTTATCTCCTTACATGGGACATTATACTAAAGTTTCGGTTAAAAGTCAACGCCAAATTACTTCTTTAAAATTCTCTTTTGGTAATCCCCAGAACGCTTGCTTCCAATCTGACTGACCAAAGAAGTCTAAATGATGCCACTCTTCTTTCCTGTCAAGCATCTCTTGAGCCTTTGCATCAAAGTCTATTCCTTTAACTATTTTTTCAACTTTTAATTTTTGTTCAGTAACTTGTATAAGATCAAACCCGTCCCATTCAAAGTGTAACAATTCAAATACATTACCATCAAAGTCAGCATAATCGACACTAATATCAATACCCCATTTTGGTCTCATTTGAGTAAACTTATGAAAAATAGGATGCACTTTGGATCTTTCTTCTAGCTGTTTAAGTGCTGCTCCTGCAAACCCATGTCTAAAATATAAATCTGCATGGTTTAAATGAGGTCCATATGTTTTAGCATCAAGATCTCTAAACCATGGGGTCTTGCATGTAAATTTGTCTCTATGAGCTTGAACAACATAACCATTAGCAGCTGCAAATGCTCTTTCTACTACAGTTAAGTCATAACCGTTTTGATCAAACAATGCTAGCTCTCCTGCAGTAAACTTAGATAGTTCACTGTCTGGTATTGCCTTTTTCCAATTTTTATGAGGGTTAAGTCTGTTTTTACTCAATCTTAATTTCATTATTTAAACTCCTAGTTATTTTTTTACACAATATCTTTTAGCATCTTGCAAGACATGATAATTATTTGCAACTACTATAGACATTAAAAAATTCATATCATTCATTATTTTTGGGGACAGAGATCCATTATTATAATCATATTGCAGCGCTGGTGTAAGGATTGCTGCCTTTGTAAATAACATTTTTCCTACTGATGGACTTTCACCCATTAGGGGATTGATTTCTCTGACACAATCATATTTAAGACCTCGGTATGTCGTATACACATCTAATGTTTGAAGAGCAATAAGTGTTGCTACTTGATAGTTTGTTATTGGTTCAGTATGTATAAATTGTAACCGGTTCTGTTTTTCCTTTAACTGTAATGCAATCAACTTCTGTGAATGTTCTTTCTGTACTTGCGTCACGAGTGAAGGATGATAGCAACAGATCCACCCCTTCATAATTCCTTGTTTGGCTTTCAAGTCTAGCTGCGAGGTTGACTGCATCTCCAATGACGGAATAGTCAAATCTAACTTCTGACCCCATGTTTCCGACAATGCAGTCCCCGGTATTGACACCAATGCCAACATTAATAGGAGGGAGATTGAGTGGTTTAAGTTCTTCATTAAGTTTCTTGGTTGCTTCTATTATTTCAATTGAAGTCTTGACAGCCATATCAGCATGGTTGTCACAAGGCAATGGTGCATTCCAGAATGCCATAATACAATCGCCCATGTACTTGTCAACTGTTCCATTATTATTTAGAATTATCTTCGTCTGCAAATCTAAGAATTTATTAACTAACTCTACAAGTCCCTCAGGGTCATCATTGTTTTTATAATGCTCCGATATGGGTGTGAATCCACATATGTCCATGAACATAAAACTCATCTCTCTTCTCTCACCACCCAGCTTTAATAGTGTTGGATCGTCTTGTAACATCCTAACCATGTCGGGTGATAAATACGTTTGAAATTGTTTTTTAATCTGCTCTTTTAACTTGTAGGTAGTATAATATTTGTTAAACGAGCTCTGCGCAAATACCACTATTGAACAAAGCAAAGCGAAGGATGCATCTAAGAAGATTAAGGTCGTCCATAAGTACCACGACACTCCAATCGAGGCGCCAATCATACCAACAGACACTAACCCCGCAGCAACTGTGGGAAGAGTATAGACCGCTAGAAGAATTCCTAAACATATGCTCACCAGAAGAGCGAGCTCGGCTATTGCACTCCAGTCGGGTTCGACTATTTGAATACCTGAAAGGGCGGTCTGAATTAGATGTGCTTGAACTTCGTGGGGATACATTGGTCCCATTGATGTTGCAACTGGATTAGAATATCCTTCAGCTGTAATTCCAAATACTAATACTTTGCCTTGAGGTATATCATCTAGTATAGATTGTGATTGAAATTTATTCCAAAATGCAATTGGGATTTGGCCAAAGCTGTCTGTGGTTATTGGATCTAGTTTTCCAATCCTAACCCACTCTACTCCATTGTCTCCAACTTTAACATTATAGCTTGGTTCTCCAGTAAATACTCTAAGTGTATCGAGCGCAAGTCCAGGGTACTGAGTATCATTTGCTCTAATGATAAGAGGAGCTCTTCGCACAACGCCTGTTGGCTGGTCTGGAATACTTGCTGCAGCTCCAACTCCCATTGCCCAGTTACCGAGTATATCAATAGGATATAATAATCCTGGATATTCATATAACCATCCTTTAGGATCTTTTCCAAATGTACCTACACCAACATGAGCTCCAACTCCATCTGATAATTGATTGGTTGGTGCTGATGTTAATACTGTTGCTTTGTTTGCAATCGCTTGCATGAATTCATGATCACCACCAAATCTATCTGGCTCTGAATATATCATGTTTAGAACATATAAAGAATTGCCAGGTCCTTCGTTCATATACTTTGCCATTATTTCTCTGGGCCAAGGATACTGTCCTTCTTTTTGAATTGCTTTTTCGTCTATGTTAATAAGTACTATGTCTTCTGATTGTACTTGTTCTTGCGTCTGTTGGAAGTAATCGTATTGGATAAACCTTAAAGATTTTATTGGATCAGGATTCCATACTTTGACAGATGCCAATAGCATTATAGTTATTAATACACTCCACCACTTAGTCATAATTTATATCCAACATACCGGATAAACACACCAATAGGGATTAAATATCCCCATCATCCATAGGATTAAGAGTCCTAGTGGTATTTTAACCCATAGTTTATCTTTAGACCACTCTCTAAACCTTAAAGCATGTGGCACTAGTTTATTGTATAACCAATTTGTCATAATTTTTCCTAATAGGGTTTTGATCCTGGATAACAACACTCGCTTCTCAAGAGTTCAAAGTCAGAAGTTCTTGCATCGTCTTCATATTCGTATTTGTTATCGACCTGTTTAGTTATTGTCATTTTACTTTTACTTTTCATCATTGTCCACATAGAACTATCATCTTTTCTAATTAAATCAGACACATTGTTCCACCATTCTATATATAAAGTATCGCTTGGCTTAAACAATTTATATCCTGGGCATAAATTTGCCTCTAAAAAATACATTTTTTTATTCTTATCAAACATAAAATCCATACCAAATGTTGTCCACGTTCTACCCTCAAGACATTTTGGCACTTTTTGATAAGGTATTATTTCGTCTAGGTATTCTTTTATATATTGACACATTTTAGGATATATTTCATTATAATTTTCAAAGAATTTTGGATCATCATTTAATCTCATAAAGCTATGTTGAGCCTTTAAATTGGCTAAAGGATCGTGCCACCACTCTTCTATTTCTTCAAATTTTTCACTAGGGTCCAGATCATCATAAGATTTGTACCTCATTTTAATATCTCTTGTGTGAGTAGAGTTTGTTAAATGAAACCAACCAGGCTTTATCCAATGACCAAGTCTGCTAGATGTATCCATTATTTCATCTCTTGTTTTATGCTTAAACAGAGCAAACTTATAATGATAATCTTTCATTACTGCTACGTCACCCTGATCACTAACAAGCGCCCATATTCTTATTGAATATTTTTTATCTTTAAAGAAATCTTTATCAATAAAGTCTGGATGTGATCCATTATAATCAATATCAAATAAATGCGGATCTATGTTTCGTTGAAGCAGCTTTCTGGGTGGCACAAGATTATTGGTTTTAGATAAACGGTTGTGTAAACGGTTTCCTGGAAGTATACTTATTCCTGTTCCAGCTTCTAATTTGTAATGTTTTTGAAAGTATAGTTCTTTGTCGTTTAATATATCACCACACTCTTCATGTTCAAAATATGTTGGAGGGAACCAGTCTTTATTTCTTATTAGTTTAAGTAGACCCTTATCTCCCAACCCAGCTCTACAACCACACACACAATTTTTCATAAGAGTTGCTTTGTGGTGTCTGCAGTATCTCATGACTTTTTGATGCCATGGTGTTCTATATATAAACACATCATAATCATCAGCAACTTTTTCTGGTTTTTGATTTGCACTACCAGCACACATATCATTAGTAGGCTCGCCGGCAAGTTTTAACAGTGGCTCCCACTTTACACTAAAATTAAAAAGTCTTTTCATAATATAATGTAGTTCAACTAATCGCCTTGAGTAACATTGATAGTACAACCACCAGCTGTTACACAAGTTTGAGTTAAAGAATATGATTGATCGGTTACACCTTGTTGTAATAAATCTAGATTAGTTGCTTGGGATCCTTTTAATGTAATTAATGCAGTATGTGCACCCGATCCTTTTTGCATCAAATCTACGTCAGAATTATTAGCTGTACCGTAATAATAAAGTCTAGCATACTTGTCGCCAGCACCCTCTTGCCATATATCTGTATTAGTATTGTTAGAATGAATATCTAAGTAAGTCTCATGATCTCCGTCACCATCTTGGTATACGTCAACTGCATTATAATCACCAAGTACATGGGCTCCATAAACAGCTCCACCACGTTGGTCTATATTAATTACATTTGAAACACCATCAACATCACCACCCCAACTAGCTCCAGATCCCCACCAGGGTACCCATGATACTGTATTGTTATCATTTTTTTGAGTTAAGTTAAATGTGTTGTTATTATGTGCTGTACTAAATCTAATTAAGTTGCCATACCCTATCTGGTCAATATCAATATTAACATTATCCCCACTACTAACTTGTTCTATGTGTACGTGATTATCTCCAGCGAATGCTGGCATTGTTAAAAATAATATTGCTAAAAATCTAATCACTTATATACGCCTTAAGTTCTCCTACAGTATGTAAGAGTTCTGCATCTTCGTCGGGAATTGAAATGTTGTATTCGCTTTCTACATCCATAATTATTTCAACTACTGATAATGAGTCTGCACCCAGATCCTCAACTATATCAGACGAATCATAAATTGAATCTTCTTTAATGTTTAGTCTGTTAGCTAATATTTTTTCTATCATTTTTTGTACCTCTATTAATATTTAGTTCTGTTGAGTTATGACAATAAAAATATCATCGCACCCATTTAAACATATCTCTCCTTCGTATCCTTCTACATATGATACTATTGATGCAGCTGCACCTATGTCTAGTTGCAATCTAATGGCTCCGTTTACGTCCCTTAAAAATACTACGTCGCCATCTTGTTCAAACACGTTGTATTGTGAATCTTTGTTAAACCCAACTGAAGCACCTTTTATTGTAAATGCGCCTCCAGAACCCTGTTTCTGTACGTCAGAGAGGGATGCTGTAGTTCGAACTAATGCTTCTACTATATCAAGCAAATCGGTTAAGAAGTCAACATCCAAGAAGTCTATATCTAATTCTGAAAATTCTAATTCGTCTGTAGATAGTCCTGCATCTCCTTCAAGCTCATTAAACTCTAAAAAGTCTACATCTAATAATCCTTGATCTTGATTTTCTTCGTCCCTTGCTGTAGCTTCTAAGTTCCGTCTTACATCAGGAGGTGGTGCTACAATAAACATATTGTCAATCATATTGGGTGTTATGTTATTAATAACAACTGTTGGTGTTGGAGGGCTATCATATGCTGTTACCATTGTAGCTGCATATGCTTCTGTAAGTGTGACTTTTCCTCCATCATTAAACACGTCTATTTGTCCAGATGGATTACCAAAGTCGTCTGGCAATAATATAACTAAACTTCTCCCTAGCTCATCTATAGTTGTCGTAAAGTCTGTCCCTCTAACAGCAATAGTAGCTGTTGGAGTTGATATATCTATATTGTTCTTATTAACCATTCCAAGTCGTCCACTAGCAAATCTAGCAGTGCCCATTGCCATACGCATGGTCATTTTACTTTTACTTGGATCGGGGTCATAGTATACGTTATCAATGTATACTCTTGTGTTTTCTGTTAATGTTAATTCTGCTTTATCTTTGAATTCGATAAGCATTCTGCCGTTGTTTGTTTCGGCAGTGTCGTTCATGTTTACTTCTGGTACGAACGAACCTGAGACTACGAGCTCTTCTCCAGCCTCTCTAGTTAGCTTTGCGCTTCCTTTATACTCTTTAATATCTCCAATGGGTTCAGCTAAAACCGAACCCATGAAGAAGCCTATACTAGCTGTCGTTAGTAGCGTCTTTCTGATTAATTTGAATTGTTGCATTCTCAGAATCTATGTCCAATGTTATGATACCATTACAAGTAGAAATACCCTGGGGGCATGATCCACTCATTTGGTTGATATCAATATCAGCACCGGAGCCAACATGAGTCAAATTGATCTCTTGCTCACCACCATCTTTTTGCATAGTATTAATGTTGTTTGATCCACCTGTAATATCAAAGTTCCAAACTGCATCATCGACGTCTATATCAACATCAAATACGTTTGAACTTCCAATTACTGTCAAGTCAAAATCTAATCTTTCTGCACTAGCGTTAGCACCTATGTCAAGGTCCATTGTATTGGAGTCACCAGTGATGTCCGAAGCGATGTTCATATCATCTGCTGATCCAGTAGAACCAATGTTCCAGTCCCATACATTGCTGTCGCCAATCCAACTTAAAACAACGGTCGACGTATCAGCGATGAACGGTCCGTATAATAAGTTTTCATTACCTTGCTGATCTATATTAAAATTTAATGTGGTACCAGTAATTACCATTGGGGACGAGCTTGATGAAAAGTCGTTCAATCCAATTTTGTTACCGTAACCAATTTGATCAATTAAAAGTGTTAAAGTATCACCCTCTTGATTGATGTTAATTTCGTTATCGTCAGTGGCTGCTGCATAAATGAAAGATGTAGAGAATAGTAAAGTTAGGCCTAATAATATTCTATTCATTTCCTTCTCCCTCTAAAGGATGTAAAAGCTGAGTTCCGTCCGCATTATGCGGGTGCCTATGTCCATCCTTGATTGTCCAAAAACCTCTATCATGTCCTTGGTATATTAATTCCAGTACTGCAGCTTCAACAGCTGTTCGTACCGCATAAGTCACATTCTCATTATTTCCCACACCGTCTTCATATTCTAATAAGGTGGTTCCGTTTTCAATAAACTTAAAAACATCTCCACCGCCACCATAAGAAAGGATAGACTTTCTTGTTTGGACGTTTAATAATACTTCACCAGTTAGAACACTAACAGCTCTAACAGAAACAGTAACTTGATCTTGTTTATACTGTTTTGTTTTGCCTATACCAAAGATACGCGCGCCACGACCTCCGGATTTTATATTAGTGTCATAACCTATAACGCCACCCTCAATAATCATTCCTGCGAATAAGAGTGGTCCAATATTTTGCGGCTCTATATTAAGCGCTTTTGCCGCTTCATCTCTTCCGGATCTAATAATCTGTCTTTCTCTAACTAGATGATCAATCCCTTGTCTCTCAACTACTCTAAACCAGGTTCCTCCACCTGCAGTTTTTAGAGCATCTATTAATAATTCTACACCACCTTGAGTTACAGCAGTACTAAATGACTGACCTGAGGCGGAATCTTTTCTTTGTCCTGATTTATCTAAAAAATCATAAACAGCTACAACTGGTTTTTGGTCTGGTGCCGGTAGTTGTAATAGTTCTAAGTAAGATGGTAAGTTAATTACTTCTGCTTCTTCAACACAAAGATAGGTTCTGTTAACTGCTTTTTCAACTGCAGTTATCATATCAACTATTTCTACTTGATCACATTTTATTGGCTCATCAGTCCATATTGGAGTATCAGACTCCTGTAAGACTCCTAAGATAAGCATTAAACCAAGTAGAGCTTCCATTATCCGTCCCCATCTGAACCATTACCATCACTGTCTTGTGAATAGTATCCAGTTCCAACCGGTATTTCTATAACGGTTTCAGATCCAAACTCATCTACAACTGTTAATCTAATAACATCTGGTGATCCATCAACACCGGGAACAAGTTCCCAAGTAATGACTGAACCTTCTAATGTAAATGTACCAAACGTATTTGGACTGTCGTTAGAAAACATACTGTCAACTAACTGTTTTGCAAACTGTGCGTAAATTCTTGACTCAAGATTCCTCATGAATTTGGCCAATGTAGTATTCTCTGCTTCCCTTTCTGCCGCTTTTCTTGCAGCCTCTAAAGCATCTTCGATTGCCTTCTTCCTTGAATGCTCCTGGTTCTCAATTGTTAAATAATGAGCACCAGTGCCTTGTCCACTGAATGAAGGATTTTTAAATTTGTGTACTATGTCTGCTTGTGCTGTTAATGCCAGCGCTCCAACCAAACTAAGTAATATTTTATATACCATTATCTTTTAACTCCTGAAATGCATTCTCTTTTTCTGCATCTCTAATAATATCTTGAGTCTGTTTATACTCTAATACTGTGTCTACCTTTTGTTGTAGACGAATTAAATCATTATCTAGCATTCTAATTTGATCAATCAATTTGATCAACTCTTTTTGAGAGGTTCCTAGTGCTGGTTTTAATTCCAATGTTAGAAACTTCCACAGATACCACATAAAGTATCCCATACCCAATGCAAGTACCATTGGAAAACCAAACTCAGCAACTAATAGCGCAACTTTATCCATACTAATCTCGTCTAGCGTCTATGTTGCCATCTTCCATAAAGTTTTCAGCTCTTGCAATCCTTTCAATATCAGGTTTTAATTCCAATGCTGATGAAACTAATAGATCAATTTTTATCATATCATTATTCATCTGTCTTACTCTACTCTCAAGTCCGCCAATAATACCTGTAAGTGTACCTACCTGACCCTTAACAGAGTCTAGCATATACTTTAATGTTAGAAAAATAAAGAAGGCCATAATTAAGGCACTTCCTATTGGTACACCGACCTCAAGTAAAAATTGCGTAATAGTCATACGACTATTTATACAGTTTAGGTATTACCTTCTCCACAAATGGATGATAATTGCACTTCCAATGCTGTCTAGTGTGCGGATATTTGATTTAAGCTCATATGGTCTATTAGGATCCATAGAATTACCCTGCTCATGACCTGCTTGAGGTAAGAATCTTACTTTATTATTGACTATGAGGATATCTTTTGTTCCTCTTTTAGGAATGACCATTGTGTCGCCAGCAAATTTAATGTAACCAATTTGACTCCAGTCTTTAAACAGTTGATCATACGTGTTAAGATTAGATGGCCAAAATGAAGTACAATATACTTTATCATTATTACCTGGCATTCTGTCTGAGTCGAATTCTGTTATTATGGGTACTGATGGTATTACGGATGTCATTGGATTTTTAAAACATCCATTTTTATCAAGTATATTTAATGATTCTATTCTTTCTTTTCGGCCATCAGCCCCTAAAGAAAAATCAAAATCCATTACTACGGAACAGTCATCTGGATTGTGGTGAAATAGATCGCCGATCTTCATGTCATTCATATCATCGGTTAAACCATATTGTCCATCAACCTTGTTCCACGCAAACAATTTATTATGTTTTGATATTGTATGACCAGTTGTTTCTGCACCAATTAAACTAATAATGTCGCCTGCTTTAGAATTTACATAGTTTTGATATTCTTGATATCTTGCTTTGCCAAATACCATTCTATGACGTCTCCATCCACCACTTTGTAATTGACATCTCCAAGGAGATTTAACATTTATTGTTTTACCAATACGCGAATGTGGTGTTGGGACTGGTTGTGGAAGTTGCATTGATCCTTTACCTTCCACTTTTATTTCTGACATTACTACATCGTAGCACATTTTATTTGCTGTATATGTTATAGGCATTATACGCTCGCTGTTGCCAAAGATACTGGCATGTTTGGATCGTCTGTGGTTTTTGATTTCAGCAAATTACGTATAGCAAGTGCTCCGTCTATTGTGCCTGAAATGTCAGTTACATTATCATAGACTCTTTCAAGATGATCAGTAATAGTCTTTTCATTGGTAGGCGGTACTCTTTCTGCCTCTGTGGCATCTTCTGGATAGTTCACAAGTAATAGAACAGATTGAGCTGATTTGTTAAATTTAACGCTTGCAACATAGCAGCTAGAATTAACTGCTGAGTATGGTGATGCTGATACAATAAATTGTCGGGTAAGTTCTGTCATACATTTATTTATAATACAGAAACAAGTACCATCATTGAAGCAATAAAACCTAGGAATAAAAGTGTAACTAAGAATGCAAAGAAAATAACTTTAAGTTCCGTCACCTGTACGTCTTCCTTTTTACCAACGCCCATGACGGCTTTGAATGCTTGCTTAATCAAAACAGTAAAGTGTTGTATAACATTACAGCCAACATCATACCAAACACAAGAGCTTGTATTATTGCTGGTACTACAACAAACATTTTCATTGGATCGAAGTTGCCTGTCATAAAATAGTCACCACCATTTTGCCATTGCTCAACTTCTTCTGGTGTAGCATCTCTTGGTTTATTAAGTAATAGTTGTAATTGTTGACTCATATTATTGGAGTTAATGCAAAGACCGACCCACAAAATATAGTTATTAGTAGGGCAAGTTCTAATTTTTCCATTATTATATTTCTCTTATTCTTGCTTTAAATTGTTCCGCTTCTCTGATTGCACGAAGTGCCCCTTGGTTTGGATCGTATTGATGCAGACCTAGGAGCAACATCGAGTACAGTAGGCTCGGGAATAATAAGTTCAGCCATAGTAGTTTCATCCTTAGAATCTAGTTTCTAAGTACATAATAGTTATTGGTAACAGTATCGGTCCTAGTAGACACAAAGCGAATCTTAGCACTTCTTCGATAGTCGAACAGATTTCACAAACCTGTTGGTGATCATCTCTAAACTTGTCAATCCTGGTCTCCATGAACTTCACTGCCCGTAGCGCAGATGTGGTCATAGTTCCTCTTAAAAATTAAAATAATTAATGATAAGTATGAATGATAATTTATCATTCGATTTATTTATAAGACTATACACCTTTATTGTTATAAAGACAACAGTTTTTTATTACTTTTGGTTATGGGGGCTATAACGATTTAGAATATCGATACCATTCTGGTTTCATATCAATTCTTTCTTGTATTCTTTGACGAACAATTAACAGATCTTGCTCTGTTGGAGACCAATCTAGGTATAGATCATCTGGCCATTGTTCCCTTTTAAAGACTCTACTTGGATCTGGATTCATACCCCTGCTTTTCATTTCGTTTACAAGTTCGTTGTATCTTTTGTGTAAGTACTTTCCCTTATTATAAAAAAACTTAACATGACCACCATTAAGAGTGAACACTTTAGGCCAGGTCTTTTTATTCTTTTCCCAGTTAGGAGATTTTAAAGATCGTTGAAGTGACGAGCCCACCATAAAGATTTCTCTATACTCGGCTACCAAATGTTGATCGGCTAACTCAGCAGTTGATACTAAGTTAATTCTTGTCATCGGTTATGTGATCCATACTTTTGAACTAGTCGTTCGCCTTCAAGCTCTTCACCAAATATATGAATGAGCTCTCCTTGTTGGTATCTTTTAACAATACCGGAATTGTATTCATAGTCTGTAACATTTTTTCCGTCAGCGGTATCTTGTGGACGATCGTCATAATGCATTGAAGATAAACCATGGGCATGTATGCAAGCAATGCCTTTAGCCCATTCTTCTGCTTTTAATAAATCTCTTTGGTATTGTACCACATCATCATATTCACTCATTTCCACCCCACTCCTGAAAACATCATTCTACAAAGAACTAATTCACCTGATATTACTGCCCTGTGTCCCCATTCTAAAATACTAGGGAATATAATTAACGTTCCTTGTTCATTAATCCATTGTGGCTGTACATTGCCTGCAGGCTTTATAAGATTGCCATAATTATCATATCTTGCTGGATCAGGCCATACAGAAAATCCTATTTCTCCACCTTGTACATCATCTCTATTACTACACACTAAAAGTGCTGTCCACTTTGCTGCAGTCTTATCCATGTTGCCCCAATGAATAGAGTAGTCAGCTCTGAGTTGTCTTTTATCTAATTCGCCTTCTTTTTTTATAGCAATAGTTGGATTGTCCCAGTCACAATCAAATTCCCAATTGCTATTGTTCCATTCTTGTACTTGTTGTGTTATTAAACTTAATGTTTCGGCATTGTTGTTTTTGATTTCTGTTATCTCATCAACAGTTGCAAAGTCTTTTATTGCTTGTATAGCTATATTAGTATGAGTGGTCTC